GCTTGGGTGATCTGGAGGATGGTTTGTGGGTTCGTTGCTAGCAACCCTTCCTGCACCATCTCCTCATACTCCACCATCCACCCAATCATTCGTATCTCATCTTGTGGTGTCATCGGTTAGATTCCTTGAGGGATATTTTCCAAGGTCACCCCTCAAAACCCCCAGGTCATCACCCCAGTACCGAACCCACGGAGTCGCCCCCATGTCGGCTCTATCGGATAACCTGCCCTAGCCCGGATTACTACTATCCTACCCGGCTCCGTCGGTCCAGAGTTCGTTGGATCTGGTTCATTGACTAGGTGGTCGTACCTATCATATTATAAACCGAAACATTTCTGCTTCGGCTTACTGGCCCCAGATGGATTCGAACCATCTTAGTATACATTACGGATCCAACCGTTGAGGCCATTAAACGAGCCATTGCTAGCTCATTTGCAAGTAGGAGGGATGGGTACGTTCCATCTAGGGCTCCTACTTGTCCCTACCCCTAGGCGTTTCACCTACCGGTTGAGGGCCGGTTGGGGTAGGTCTCCACCCATCCCTGGGTGGGATTCATGGCCTTGGCATTCTCGCCCCGAGGCATCCTGGTTGGGATGGTTTGGGAGAGTTATCTAGGTATTAAGCACACTGAGTACCTTGTGTGCGCCATGAAGATTACAAGGCTGTGAGGCGTTCTTTGTGGAGATGCTTGATTCCTACAAACTGGTACACTGCAACCTCCTCACCTTCGTCTAAGTCGTAGGCTTCGGGGATATAACTCCCTTGAAGATTAGACGTTGTATCCTTGGTATCTTCACAATCCTCCGGGCGCATGAAGATCTCTTGGACATACTTAACTTTGCTAACTGCCGTCTTTTTCGTTGTCATCGTCTCGTCTCCTTTTTCTACACATCCTACACCAAACCTGGAGGCCTCCTGCCCTCTGAGCATTGCTCCCAAAGAACTCCTCCAGGTCCTCGGGGGTTTCCCCCCAGAATTCCCCTCCACACCTCGGACAGGTCTTAACCCATCCATCCATAAACTTGGTTGGGCGGGCCATCAAAGTCGCTCCTGAATCCATCGGGCAATTGAGGCTTCATCGGTTAGCCCGGGGACTACGGTTTCTCGATAGGTACAAAAGTTAGACCAAGTGGTATGATTCTTACGGATAGTTTCCTTGGCATACCGACATTGGAGTTCTATATGAGCATCCTTAGAATCACAATAACACCTATCATCCTCTCCCCAATGCCCCTCGCATCCACCAGTCAAGACTAGAGTAACTTCCAAAGGCGTTTCATGCTTCGGGCAGGTTCGAGTCATGGTATAAAATGCCCCTTCATCTCTTCCCCTGCATCAATCATTTCGATCAATTTATCCTCTGCATCCTGAGCCATCTTCCAATACCTTGGATTGACTGTCCCTCCCTCATCCCCGCCTCCTTGGTGGTCTCCTTCCCCACCTCGATCTGGAACTGCCCAAGGTTGTGTAATCTGCCCTACATCTAGGTGGATTCGTTTAAGCGATCCCCAATGCCGGTCTTTCATGTTATCTCCCTGAGATTAGGATAGCATTGGTGGAGGGGTGAGGCAACTAACTTGTTGATTAAAAGCGGGTTAATAATCATCCCCATCCCCATCCTCGTCGCCATGATTTCCAGAAGGGCTGAGTTCCTTAACGTATACCCCAACTTCGTTGCCAGTTCTGTCGTTAACAAAATTAAATGTTTCCTTCCAGCCCTCTGTGAGGTTTTTCTGGATACTCCCCCCTAAAATGTCTGTCGCCATGAGGATTGTGTACCCCTCGGCTTCTGCGAAGGCCTCGGCAAATTCCAGAAAAACCTTGGGGTTGGGGAAGGCATAGGTGTATCCAAGCCCATTAAACAACATTACCCCGCAGCACCCTGGGAGTTGCTGGAGGTTGAAGTAAGCCTGACGGAGCCCGGAGGTGTTTCGGATGGTGAAATCCCCATGAGTGACTAGGGATCTATCCTCAATAATCTCCCCACCTCGATACAATTTCACTCCCTTAGGAGTATTACACCCAAACTCCTTATAAACCATCTCTTTCAAATCGGCTACTGTGAGTTCCATCGTTTTATCTCCTTTACATACACTGCTAGGGTTTGATTGTCCCTTAAGGACGGTGCGGAGTTAACCTCCAAGACATACAACCTTCCATCCTGGCCTTCCAGGATATCCACTGCCCCGAATAAATACCCCACCGCTGCAAGGGCTTGCTTCGCTACGTCTCGGATGCCTGGAGGGGCAGGAGGGTTAGGCGGGTATTGTAGTGTCCACCCATTCCCTCGCGACCGGACTGGGAGTTTCCGGACCTGGGGTCTAGTCTGGACTTTCTCCCCAACCCGGATACACCGCCCGTTGAATACATGCTGGCGGAATTCCCTCCGAGCAGGGATTGCTTGAACCCAGAACTCCGACAAAGCCCACCTTCGTCGAGGGAGTCCTGATGGGCGGGTCCCAAACCCCTGGATATCCACTCCATGGGAATGTACCCTCCGACGGCCCCACATAGAGACACCATTCATCTCTAGTTCCGTGGCATCCAGGACTGACTCGGTAAATACCGGAACTCCCAGCCCTGCCCCCTGGAACCTCCGGAGCTGCTCCAACCCATCCACCCGGTCCTTGGTGCCGTAGTACAGAACCTTCTCCCCCGGGAGATCCTTCACCGCTTCCTGGAGTCTCGCTGTAGACTCCCACCCTTCCGGTCCAACTACACGCATAACCCCTCCTTGCGGGCTTTCTCGGTTCGTTCCTTAGCAACCCTATCACATGTCGCGAGGGTGCAGAACCGTTTGATCTTGAGTTTGAACCGCCCCGGAAGGAGATCCGTCATATTCACCTGCTCTGCCAACCCCAGGAGATGAACTGGTTTATACCTGGGGGCTCGGTAGATCGCCCCAGAGCATTTCCCACATGTCAGTGGCCCCCCAACCCTATCCGGGCGGTAGGGATAATCCCTATCTGCATCCGCGAGGATGGTGTTGAACAGGGATATCTTGGATTTATTCCCTGTCATCTTCAGTTTGATATGGTACTCGCCATTCATAAAAACACTCGCCCCTGCACTAGCCATTAACCATCCTCCATGTGTGGGTTGGGTCCACAGGACACCTTCCCACCCTCCCAGGCTTGGCCCCTTTGATCCGGGGATTTTCCTGAGGTTGCGCCGGGAACTTCACCGGGCAATGGGGGCAGTAACTTACCAGCACCCCCGGTCCGAAATGCTTTGCTGTGTGACCGCTGTTACGTGAACTTGTTTTCATACTGGATATTCCTTAAATCTCTTGAGAAAATATAACAAAGTTAATCCGTCCTCTGATGGAACCCGCCCTTTACCTTGACAAGTTTCGCAAATAGATTGGATAGATTTTTTTGCTCCGGAGAAATGTTTCCAAGTTGCTCCAAACCCATTACATGAAGGACAGTCATCTTCGAGAATCAACGAAACTGTCATACCCCATCCCCCCTGATCTGAGCAATAAACTCCTTCGCTGCTGCTCCATCCTCACCTTCCCCAGCCTTCGCTGGGTCCTGGGAGGCAATCCGCGCGGTGCTCGCGACTGTCTTCATCACCGACTCGTGCCCATCCATCAAAAACTGTGTCAACTCTACAATCTCCTTCATGCTGGCTGGGTTGGTAGGGTCCAACGCCTGGAGCCTAGCCTCCACCCTCCCAAGTTGAACCTCTACCACCTTTCGGATTCGCTCCGCGAGCTTCAACGACTGCTGGGCATCCTTCCTAGCGAGGCTCTCGATAGACTCCGTAGTCCCTGGTGGCCTCCCTCGTTTCGCTTCTAACTCACCCATGGACTGAGTGCTCCTTCCTCGTAGAACTCCGCGAGGACTTTTTGCTCCGCCACGGACATAGTATTGACCTTGGGTGGCTCAGGGGCTGCTGCGATCTTCAGGACTTTCTCGATTAACCGCCGTTCATTCTGCAAATCCATCTTCCCATCCTGCTTATCCAACCATCTCTCAACTTGATCGGTGAAGCATCCCTGGCAGAGGATGCCATTGGCGTAGGACTGGAGCTTGTTTTTGAAGCAAATCCTACAGAGAAACTGTTCACCATTCCCACCAGGCTTTGGTCCAGTGGGGATGGTAGGGCGCGTGACTGGACCGGAGGCGAGATTAGGCCCAGTGGGCTGCCAGGACGAAGCCCGAAAATTCCCCCCCATATACGCAAACTGCACCCCCGGGCCTTTGACTTCATACGGGATATCCTTCCCGTTGGCTTCGTAGGTCGTTACGTACTGCCGATATTCCTTGATATCCCATGAATGCCGGATGGGATTCCCATACATTGCCGCTGCCCATCGGACTGGGAGAGCCACCGAACACAACACCATCTCCCCATCCTCCAAGGTAAACGCATGGAGGGCTTGGTCGTTTATCCGAGCAAAGTTCATGGTTCGCTCCCCGAGGTAGGTCTCGAACCAAACCAAATTCCCCCACCCCTCCAACTCTTTCCATGACCGGCCTTCGGCATAGTGCGCCCAGATATGCATGGAGTCTACCTTGAAGTCCCGCTTGTACTTGGTGTTCAATTCGGTGTGGTTTCGGATAACCCCGTTGTGGACCCCAATCACCGAGGACCCGTCCTCCTTCGAGAATGTGTATGGATGAGCACACTCTGGGTCGGCAGCGTTCTCCCGGAACGAGGCCCCTCGGTTATGCCATACCACCGGCCCACCATCCCACTCCTCGGGGGGTTCTTCGTAGTTCAATATCTGAGGCCCCGCCCTACGGATAACCTCCTCGCCATTTGTCATCCCCCAAGAATCCTGTCCTCGGGAGGCAAGCTCCCAGGCAAGGATCGGGGCCATCTTTCGAGTTGCAGGGGTAAGTCGGGAAAACGCCATGATTCCACACATTTTAATTTCTCTCCTTTTTGAGTTGTCCTAAGGTCCAATCCCGAACAGGTGCTGGGATTCTGATTGCCAGATACCTATGCTGCCAGTGGCGGGTGACTAGGTCTTCCATCCCCCCAAGCTTCTGGACCTCCTGATCGGTAAGGGCCGATGCAAGCTGGGTTATCCACCCACAAAGCAAGGGCCAATAGAGGATTTCATCCAACGCTAGGGTCCCTGGGTAGTGCCGCCATTCGATTGTCCCCCGGACAAACCAAGAATGGATGTTGAGGCCATAATACCGAGAGGGGATTTGGTACTTCCCCCTCCGGAGGTTAGGGACCCCAACAAAAGGCTTCCGGACTTCCTTCCCATCCCGAGTAACCACATACCCGTCCATCTTGCAATGCCGGAAGACCCACGAACAGATATACTCCCTCAGCGCAGATGGGTCCTTAACCTCCCACAGCCCCGCCCACCATTTCCGGTCCATATCATACGGCATACAGTAGTACTTCCCATTGACTGGGGAGGGTTCTTGGCGGTAGGCTGGGATCATCTTCCCGTAGATGTCGTGCTGGATGGATTGGTAAATCCCAAACAACCTTCGGAGTTCGTACGGGCCAAAATCACTCGCCCCTACATGGACATGCAGCCCACAAGAGGTATCGACCTCTGCCCCGCACCCAACCAGGTACTTCGTTAGCCACACAATCCCCTCAAGGAATTGATCCCCGATCAACGGATTGAGGACTGCCTCTGTTGCAGCCCCTCGAACCGACCCATCATGCTCGAAGTTAATCGCGAGGTAGGGAGGGCGGTTTTTCCAATCCCCCTGCCCAAATGTCCCGATATTGCAGAGTTCGATCTCTAGCCCTAGGGGTCGACTCAACCGATTGATCGACCGTTCCGTGGCTTTTGGGTCCCGAATAAACATCCACTTAGGCATCTTTCGGCAGGCACAGAAGTCCTCCATGAGCCCCCAGGAATTGGTGGCTTGGAACATTCCCCGACGGCATTTCCCACAGTTCTTGCATCTGGCCGAGGTGGAATGGCGGACCTCCTTGGAGGGTCCACTCTTCGCGGAGCAGGCCTCGCAAGTCCGACAACGACATCCGCATCGGTCGATGCATCGCTTGCACTCAGGGCACCCTCGAACATTCAGTCCCCCGCAATTCCGGCAATTAACCCGGCCTGGGGTGGGGGTTGGGTTTTGTTTCATAACACTCCTCGTTTGGTAAGCCAGGGTTGAATCCCTGGCCACCCGGTACAAACCTCTTGGAGATCCTTCTCCCAGCTTCGGGAGGGTTTTTTGGGGAGGAAGGGGTTGAGACGGTCAAACTCGGTTTTGAGTCGGTTTGAGTACCAGATATGGTCTGCTCCACGCAGGTAGATAGTTGTTAGATGATCGATATAAGTAACCCACCCGTTGGGGGCGAATTTCCTAAGCGATGTTATAGCCGAGGCAAGACCAATAGCCCCTACCCTAATAGGGCGAGCCTTAAAAAACATCCAATCCCCCACCACAAGAAAATCTGGGTTATTCTCCCACTCCTCATCCTGCCAATACTGGATGATTCCCACCGACAATGGATCATCCGGGAAGGACTTCGCAAGAGCCACCCAAAATGGGGAGATGTACTCTCCGATTTTAAATCCCAATACCCCATTCTCCCAGACAAACCCGCTTCGGAGCAAAGGAGGAGTTTGAACATTGACCCTATTTGCCATCTTCCGGCTGAAGCATTCCTCCCGTCCGGTGATTGGGTTGGTTTTCAGGACGATCCCGGCAAGGCATTCTAGGCAAAAGATCCCCGAAGGCTCCCTCAGGTACTTCCCCCCACACCCAGGGCAGGGATCCCCCGCCATGACCCCAATCTGGAGATGAAACCAATTCGTCCCTTGGGTAGGAACAAACTTCATCCCGGAGATGAACACCTCCATCCCACCGGTTTCGGGATTTTTTCGGGGCTCTGCTCGAAGGAGCCCTTCCTCGAATTCAATTTGTGTCATAGTTTATCTACTCCCAGGCGGGACATACTCCCACCCATCTAACCAGGTCTTGAGTGCCCGCCACATCATCACTTGAGGGCCTTCGGAGTGGGCCACCCACCCGCCTTTGAGAAGCCAGTTTTGCTCGATGTCCAGGGGGATATACTTCTTCACCCCTTGAAGGATGAATTCATCCACGATCCGCTGAGGCGAAGGGACTCCCCAGGGGATGTACTCACTACCTCCCAGGGTCGGTTGGTTGGTCCCATACAACTTCCCAAGAATATCCTCCAACACCCCTCGGTTCCGGAGGATGATCTCCTGGGCCTGGTGGATATCCAAGGTATTAACCGTGTGTTGAACCTCTTCCTCGGAGACTTTCCAGAGGCCCTCAGCCCCAGCCCTGGCAGCCCCTACTGCAATCCTTACAAGGTTCGAGAAGAAATGTACCAACGCCGGGTGCCAAGTGATAGCACTCGATAGGACCCGGTATTCCAACCCATGCGAAGGGAGCCGATATTCCCCCGCCAACCCGTAGAACCTCCTTCGCATCGGGTCTTCAAGCCCTTGCAGGACACTCACGGAAATTACCCCTGCGAGGGCATCAGCGAATTTGACTGCTCGGACAAACTCCTCAGGGGATAAGGCTTGGGTCCCAATGTGAATGTGACACCCTGCAAACCGGATTGGCAATGCCTTCCCATGCTCCACACCCTCCCCAGCCGCCCCATACGCATTCATTGAGGGCATACACCCAAGCTGATGCTGCTCTGGGGTGGTCTCAGCCATCATCTCCGGGGGGATCGGGAGGACACAATCCCCCACGAGCCGGGCGAGAGGGTCGTATGCGTGGAGGTAGCTATTGAACCGCTTGAGTTGGTAGTGGAAATTATCCACCCAATACGCGATGCATCCATGAGCGGTGGTGGTAAACTCTCCTTGGAACCCATCCCAGTAAATACTGCTACTGGTTTTGGACCCGAGAAACTTCCATGCAGGAATCACCACCCCGTCCTTGTTGACCGCGAATAACTCCGGGTCGGACCCAATTGTGTATTGGGAGGTATCCATAATATTTACCCGGTCGGTAAAAGCCTTAGCATCCAGAGCTGCCTGGATAGTCTGGAGTTCCTCGGGGGTTGCTTCCCGGAAAGAAGCCATCCCATCCCTTGGGGGGGAGTAGAGTTTAATCCCCCGATCCAGCACCCCAACCGGTAGGTCCCCTTTGAAAACCACTGGGGTATCCTTGGGGATGCTATAGGCATACTTATCCACCACCTTATCTGTGCTAATCCAAATCTTCTCGTTCATCCGTTTATCCTCCCCAAGCCATCGCCCCGGTCATCTCCCAAACGATTTCATCCACGTCCGGAGGAAACCAAAGAGGCGGGTTAGTTGTTCGGCTGATATTTTCCTGTGCAGGAACCCGTTCCTCCGTCTCCGGCCAGTAGGTCTCAGCCCAGGCAATCGCGGAGTTGAGGTCTGTCTCTAAGGCCTTCTGGAGGATCGGGGACAATGCATTCAACGAGAGGACAAAATCCCTCTGAGCCATCAACTGCTCTAGATGGAGTTGTTTTTTAGACATTCCCGCCTCCTGTCCCGAGGGTCCGATGGTGATAGAGTGCCCGGATTTTGGGGCGCAAATCATGCGGGAGATCTGCCACCGCACGTTCCAGGGCCAGGACCCGTCCTAGCTCCTTTTGGAACTCATCCCCCGAGTCCCGGTTACAGGATGCGGTCCCTACGTAGTCTGGACCCGCCACCAACTCCCCAGAGTCTGGGGAGCAGGTCCGGGTGGTTACTCGACATCCCACCACTGCACGCTTCTTTGAGTGCTTGTGGGGGTAAAAGAACACAATCCGGTAGGTTGTACCGTTGTGGGTTAGGGTTTTCATCGGTTTTTCTCCTTTGGGGTATACCCATGATAATACATCTCTTCAAAAAGCATCAACAAAAAGGCCGCCGAGGGATGATCCTTTGGGTCCTCGATCCCCATCTGGATTAACCGGATGGTCCGGTAGACCTCCCCCCAGGTATCGATCAGCAGCAGGGTGGGAAACTCTATGTATCCTGGTCCAAACCGTGTATGGAGATACTCATAAAACTCCCCATCCGGTCCCATCGCTGAGGCCTTGAGGGATTGTTCGATTTCTTCGAGGGTCATTTAGGTTCCTGCCTTTGACTCGTCGCCGCCCATAGAGGAAGCCTCCAAGGGTCCTGGGAATAAACACGAAAACATTAACCTGTTGGAGGATATTCCAGGGAACCTAACCCTGCTAGATCCTTCAAACTTGGGTCGTCCATCCTTACGAAATTTTAACCTGTGCATCCTTGGAGTCTTGATCCTTAAACCTTAAGGTTCAAAGCTTATCCAATTATCAGTTGGTTGCTCATATTCCAGAGCGGGCCACACTATATCGCTAGGGGAGCGTCGGGTTTTACCAGTTTTTATCTCTCTATGTCGGCAACGAAGATGTTAGATCACAAGATCGGTGACTGCATTTACAACCTCCAAGGTCCCATCAATGATGGAGGGCTCGTCCCGATACATCGCAGTCATTTGATCTCGCATTCGGGGGTCGAAGTACAACCGGACCTTCACATCCTTTAACTCCCCAGTGGAGGTCTTTTGGACCCCGTCCTTCAACCCTCGATTCGTGAGAGCCTGCCAGAGAGCCTGGTTCATCTTCGCAAGATCTCTTCGACGGTGGACCCACTCTGCGATGGACTTAGTGATCTGACGTCCGGCAATCTCAATCGTCACCGGGGTTTGGAGATTGGTTGTTTGGATTGCGATCCGGAGGGCCAGAATCCGTTTGGTAGTATCCTCCGAGGACTGAATCCATTCCTTGATCTGCCCTTGCTGGTCCGGGTAGGTGGGTTGCTCAAAGTCATGGTCGGCACAGTACAATCCGACCTTGGCTTGGAGATCTGCTAGTTTGACATTCAACCGTTTAATTTCCTTCATGCCTTCAATGATTTTCATTGGTTTGCTCCTTAAACTCGTCACCCTCCACCCCTGGAGGGTATCGAGCCTACCTCACCCACCCAACATGGGCGGTGAGTCGTTCAAAATCCTTCTCCACCATCCTCGCGAGCTTCCGGTCCCACTTCCCTCGGGCTTCCATCCCCATCAGGGTATTCCAGTCCGCGATGAAGTCGTTGGCCAGCGTGTTAAACTCCGCTTGGAGGTCAGCGGGTTTTTGGGGCACGAGGAAAAACGGAGCCATCCTCAGCAGCAACCTTCGGGTCATTCCGGCCCCCTGCCCTGGAGGAACTTCCTCCAATCCCCGTCAGGGACTTCCTGCCCCATCCTCTGTACCAACCCATCCTCCGAGGGAAGATAGTACACCCAACACTCTACATCCCCATCGGTGTCGTCCATATTCACGAGGACCTGCTGCCTCCTGTAGAACTGTGGATGCCCCTCCAACCGATCCAACCCCTGGAAGGTTCTCTCCGGGACCTCATACACCTCGACTTTCATCCAAGGGGCTCCTTCAGAGTAGGGATCGTCCGGGTAGACCGCTCCAGGGAACTGCCCAAGGGAGAACATCTTCCCAGGAGCAATCCCTGTCCCAACCAGCTCTGCCCCTTCCATCCATCGGTCGTGGTTATGTAGGCCGGAGAGAAGGGAACCATAAACTGCTACATGGTAGGTCATTTAATCCTCCCTTCTTGTTTAAACAAATCCCACTCTCTTTGAATACTCTCCTTGAGCGTCTCCCACGCCCCTGGGGTGCCGGTCCAAAACCAAACCAGTAGCCCCACCAGCCCTCCGTAGACTATCCATCCCATCCCTACCTCCTTGGAAACTCGTCACTCCCCGAAGGGAGTATCGAGCAGTCCCTAGTGCTTAATCGCCTGATTTGCTTTCGCTACAAAGTCGGTGGCTTCTTGAGGGGTGTTAAAACACCCCGCCTTCTCGTCTAAATGCCAAGTCCAATGGGCATAGGTGCAAACCCGCCCTTCAGAGGCCTGACTCAGATAGTAGTAATCCACGTTATGGGGTTGAGCCACCGCATACAACCCGAGGCTTATCGTGCATGTCACGAGAAGGATTATAGATCCTTCCCAAATATCGTCCCAATCAATCATCGTTATCTCTCCTTTTTCAAATCTGGGTGTGTCCAATCAATCTCCCTGGTCCGCCCATGCCCTCCAAGGGGGTGAAAGTGCCGGTACTCCCCAGGCGGATGGACCTTCCCGGTTTGGCAGGACGGACAGGACAGGTTAGGGGTCGCAAGAACATCAAGGCGTTTAGTATCCACCATCGGGTAGCTCCCCTACAACCTCAATAATCTCCTGAGGTGTGGCTTTGAAATCCAACCCTAACAACTCTCGTAGTTCATCCCAAGGGTTTGGGACCAACCGAATCCCAAGATGGGATGGGTTGGCCCGTTGGACCTCCAGGAGGAACTCCCTGGGGGTCATGTCTTCCCAGTGTTTGGTCATACAAACTTCTCCTGGTTTTCTCTCAGCCACTCTGCTACAGCCAAAGGTTCAACCGATGCAGGCAGGGATCGGTACTCAAACCCGTAGGACTTTAGTTCGTAGAGTCCCGGGAGGCGTTTAGCTTCGGTGATCTCTTGTTTGAATCTTGTATCCAGCATCTGGACAATCTTTGCCAAGTCCAAGGTTCCAGGGTATGAATAGTTCCTTGTTTCCTTGTGCCGATGCCCACATTCCTTACAAGGTTGACCTTCCACCGATATGGTTTGGTCGGTGGAGTTGGAGAAATGCACATGAAGTCCTGCCCCGAACCACGGATTAGAGGGTTTGTACTCCTTCCCGTAGATGTTTCCTTGGAGGGAATTATATGGATTTTTCCCGTATAACTTCCAAGCATCCTTTCGGAAAGCAGGAGTTAGCTTGTATGTGGAAGGGTTGGTTGAAGGGATAATCCCCTTCTTTCGAGCCTTCAGGAATAGCTCCGTTTCCTCAGCAAGTAAGAAGCACGCCGCTTTGATCGGGTTGGAATGTGGATCACCTCGGGCCTCTAGGAGATACCCACATTCATCGTAGGTAAGAACCGATGCCAGATCCTTAGGTAGAATCACCGGTCCATCGGGTCCAACCATCCAATACTCTCGTTCAAATCCGTATTTCATTTCAACTCCTTTGTCAACCCCTGGAGATACTTCTCCACCTCTTGGGCCTTAGCCGCCATATTCACCCCGTTGAAATGCCTCTTGAGTTCCTCGGTATCACAAACATACCCTGCCCCGCAAACCGGACAACGCAACCGATACTCCCCAAGGCAGATCTGCCCGGGAGGGCAGTTAAAATCCCAAGGCCGATCATAAACCACCACTGCCTTGGGGTGCTCTGCTGGGAATCTCCCAGGGTTTCCAACACAAACCTGCCTTCCAAACTTATCGGGTATGGTCTCTTTCATTCCCCTTCTCCTTCGGTGCTCTTCCGAGCCATATGTGCAAGCTCAGAACATAACGCACCTGCGATCCACCCAAACATCGCAGGGGCAACCCAGATTGCCAACCCGAGAACCCCAAAGAACGCTAGGATCACAAGGATTTTATCCCTCATCACACACCCCATCATCCCCAGGAAGGGTTGGGTCGAACAACACTGCGTCCCCTTCCCGCCATAGCCCGTCTTGGACCAAAACCCGAATATCCACTTTGTCCCCCATGTCCCTCTACCCCCTCAATTGATTACATCTCCGGTGACTCAACCGGAGGTTCTCCACCGAGCATGTCCCCCCATCCGCTACTCTCTGGACATGCTCGATTGTGTCCGCCTCCCACCAATCCCGATGGGATGGGTCGGTATCCATTGGGAGATTGCAGATCCAGCAATTCGCCCCATCCCTGCGAAGGAGCCTCTCCCTGAGGGCTCGTCGCCTACGACTGTTCTTCCACCGAGTGGACCCTTGGGTTTGGCGGTTCATAACCGTGGATCCTCCCATTCCCCAGGGGTGGGTTTCCATGGGGTCCAAGAGTTATGAAGCAATGTTAACATTACATACCCTGCTATCACCCCGGTAATTATAATCCGCCAATCCAACCAAGCCAACAGCCCCATAGCTATTACTACCCAAACCATCCTAGGTGTGATTCGTGTCATTCCACCCCTCCCCACGCATCCCAGCCAGGATTGCTTCACAAGCCTCGGTTAACTCCTCCGGGGTCATCTCCTGGTACATCCCAGTTGGGTCCAACCTAAGGTCCGGCCTTCCAGACAATATCACCTTCGGTACATCCTCCGGAGGCCCTTCATCTACCACCCAGCCCCCACCAGGAGTGGCCCAGGGTACAACAACGGTGTGAATATCAGAGGTTTCCAGGTGTTTTCCATTTATTCCTGCCCAAACCATACTCCCCCCGACTGGTTCGGGGTCCCCGAGCTTAAACCCACCCTCCAGCAGTGCCGATTGGTAGAACGGATATATCCACCCATGCCATTGATGGCCGGAGGGGTAGTTCTTCAGGGCTACCTCGACATTATACACGTTCCCATAAAGCAGGGTGAAATCCAGTGCCTTGTTGTGATTGTGGGCTCCAAACACAAAATGCAACCCAGGGTAGGCCTCATCCCCAGGCTGAAACAACCACCTCATCCCGTGGTTTGGGGTAGTGTAGAATATCCTCAGGAGCGACCTATCCCCTCGGGTCTCAACTACCACCGAGTGAAGACCGATGTGGTGGCAGTTATGCCGACCCGATTCGACCCGCCCAGCTTCTAAGCGTTCCCGGATCATTTTTCGGGTCGCTGTTGTATCTTTGGTTACCATTCGACCCCCAACCAAAACTCCGCTTCCCCTTCCATGGTCGATGGGCGGGTTAGCTCTCGTCCGAGAAATGCAAGGAACAGGGACCAGACGAACCTGGGTCCGGATGGGGGTTTTTCATGAGATTTCACGGTTTTTTCTCCTGTGTGAGACACCTGTGAGACAGTTTTGAGACACTTTCACCCTTTAGAATCAACAACTGTCTCACGGGAAAATTTGTAACTCGTTGATTCAACGAGAGTTGCCGGTTTTGTGAGACACTTGCCAAAATCTTCCAATGGGTCTTTTTCAACAGGTTAGGGGGATTTTATAGTACCAAAGTACCATCACCCCTCCCAAAACGCCTTCTCCTCCCCACCTACCAGGATGAGGTAAATCAATTTTCCACTATCCGGTGGCACCCCATAGACAATCACAACTCCGGTGGTTGGGTGCTGGAAGGTATCATACCAGTTAATCCCCGGGTGGGAGGTTTGGGCTATCTTAACTGCTTGCTCGTTCATTTCCCCCTCCCACTCCCCGGTTAGGACCCCATCCACACCCACAGCAATCCTCACATGTGGAGGACCGTCCCTTGCAATGTGGACAGACCTTCAGGTTCATATGGTTGTTGTTATGGTAATCCGGTGTAAGCATCGATATGGTACCTGGTTGGATACGTCCAAGAGGATCGATATACATTTGGACATACCGGTATTTCCCGTCGGCGCTACGAACCACCGATACCAGATATACCCCTTCAGGGGTATAGAGATCAACCTGAGGATCAACAAACTTTCTCATTCCAACCACCTTTCATTACCTTCGTAGTGGGCCAGAGTCTGCCCTACCCGGTCCAGGACTTGAACCACCAATTGCTCGTACTCTCGGGGGGTGTGGAGAGGGAATACCTCCGAGGCCTTCCCGATAACCCTCTTTCGAGCCTCGGTGGGGGTCCAATCCCTCCATCCCTCAGGGTGGGACACGACCCACCCAGTCAGTTCGGTGATCTCCGAGATCTCAGGCATTAGTTAGTTATCCAATCGAGCAGTCGGCAAGCCACCCCAACCACCCACACCCACCAAAGCCACTCTCCCCAGCCCAAGTAATGCTGGGCAAATCCAATTGCGATGATTTCCAGGAGGATCATGATTATTCCTCCCAGGTTACAGTGATTGGGTGGGCAATGAGGACTGGTACCTGGTATCCACTGGCGGCACGGGTGGCTTGGGACGCCACTGCCGCCGCCTCCTTTGCCGAGTCGTGTATGTACATAACCCCGCTCCTGTAAACATTCAAATACTTCGTAGAGGACCTGGGAGATTTCCCCCCAACCTTAATAACCGTCTCTTCCTGCATGACTACTCCTCCCCCTCTCCAGGGTATTCATCCCTGCACCACATCAGGTGGGAGGGGTAGGTCTCAGTCGGATCTTGGTATGCTTGGGTGGGGCAGTGCCCACCCTCGCCTTCCCAGTTTGCTTCGGTGTGTTTCTCGGAGTGGTTGTACATAGTTTTGGACTCCTTTTTAGCATCCTGGTTGGCAACAACAGTTTTCGATATCCAACGCTCCGCAATGACATCCAGGAATATCAGGGGCAACAACTACCCTACCCTTGGGGAGATATCGTCCCCCTATCATCTGGAGAGGCAATGCGAGAAACATCCGCATTGCATCCTCCATGACTTGGAGTTCATGCCCATCAGCCTGGAAGGTCACAACCGAGCCTCGAATGGTGGGCCATGGCTCTCCTACATGCCATTCTTGCCCACCATGGAAGCCTTGGTTGTTTGTGGTTATGTAGAGCATTGGGGTTACTCCGGGAATCGGAAGGTGATTGGGAGACCCGCCGCCACCAAGTCCCGCGTCGGCTTCACCCCCGCAGCGCTTTGCGCTGTATTATGCACACAAACCATCCCCGATTGGTACACATTCAAATACTTCGTCACTTCCCGGACTTTTTCCTTCTTCGTTAGATCCACCAAAATAGGTTCCATGGATTGGAGCCCTCCTTTCGAAACTGCGATACCCCCAAGGGATTCGAACCCTTGGACCCCACCCAGATAGAGTAGGGTCACAGATCCTAACGGGTCTGCTGCATTTAACCACTCTGCCAGGGGGTATCATCCGGTGAAGGAGGGAGCAAAATCTTTGCTGCGACCATACCCTTCGAAACTTGAGGGGGCTTTTCGCCCCCATCGTCCCTACGCGAACGCAGGGCTATAACCCGCAGGGCTGATCGCTTCGACGATCCGTTCCCAAATGCGAGTTACTTTACTGACAATGGAATTGGCAGTTGTTGGTTTTCCGCTATTGTCGAGGCTCCCACGCATCGTGGGCTCCTCTCAGGTAGTCGGCTACCTGTTGCTGCTTCGCAGAGACGGCTTTCGCTAGCCCCTGGTACTCTACCTTACCGGTGGGTCCCCGTCGAAACCGTTACACCCCCACCGAGCCACCGAAACCGCCTTTTATCCTGGTCAGGCGCTGGGAAGCTATCCCAAGTCACGATGAACTTTTCTTAAACCTTATGCCAGAAGCTACATTGGCTCCGATGGCTTGGTGGAGGTGCTGGGAATTGAACCCAGGTCCGAAGATCCCCGTTGGGATATCAATCAGCAAACTCTCCCGAGCTCGCCACCAAGGGGATTCTGGATTTCTCCAGACCAGATTCTGTTGGTGGCTGGCTCGGTTTGGTGGAGCAGGAGGGGCTTGAACCCTTCCGTGATTACAACCTACACGGTACTGCCTGCCCCGTGGGTGGCGCTGGGTTACCTCCTCCCAGCTCCCCAGGCTCATACACCAAGCAAAGGCATATCACCCCTGCTCCCTGGCCCGCTGATAGGATGGCTAGTCCTCTTCGTAGATGATGGTGATTGGGATACTGATCACTGCTGCCCGCTGATGCATCCGCCTCGCCACCGCCGCCGCGTCCGCCTCCGACGAATACCCATAACTTTGCCCGTCCGAGTACACATTCAAATACGTTGTTACTTCCCGGGTTTTCTTTTTCTTCGTCAAGTCAATGATTGTTCGTTCCATAGTCACCTACTCCTTAATCGGAATTGCGCCCTTCGCACCTTTCTTAGCTGCGATCTTTTTGGTTATGGGATCGAGCCATAACTGCGTCAAGCGTTGCTCAGTGTTATCTCGTCTGGCCATAGTCACCTCACTAGAGGGTAGTGCTATGAGCACCACCCCCAGATGTCAGACTACACCACCCTACGTGCGTATTCCTGGGTAAACTCCGCCATCCCCATTCCTGCAATGAGCGCCAGCGCCTGAAGATCCTCCACCCCTCGGACCTTCATCCCATTCCTCGCCACGAGCCGATGCTCCTCAGGAGCATTCTGGAGGGGGAGGCCAGAGTAAACTAGGAGCCGATGAATCTCCAGGTTCCGTCCCCCACTCGGGAGGGCCTCCCCGGTCTTGGTGATCCTCTCATGGATCTCCCGTGTTTGGGCCTGAAGGGCCTTACCCTTGAGCCGTTGACCTTTCGTGTGGTAGTTTATCATCCCGTTTCCCTCCCTCCCTACTCCGGCAACTCCACCGTTGCATCACAAACCGTGCACCGCCACCTACGAGGGTTCTTCCCTCCCTGGCCAGGGGCCTTAACCCAAACCCTCTGCCCCTTCCCGTGGATCTCGTCTTGCTGGGCGTGGGAGCATCCATGCGGGTAGACCCTGCAATTCTTCGCGTTTCCTGCCATAGAGTGCCACCCTCCCGAGGCTCAATCCCCGGACACATCTGGAACAAAACCACACCCAATCCCAGGTGTGATAGTCCCCGGGTTGGCCACAGCATGAACAGCGGTGGTTGAGGAATTTCCAGGGCATCGAAGCTACTCCTCCACCGTGAAGGTAATGGGGTAGCACGCTGCTCGCGACCGAACTAGTACTCCGTGTTGAGCATCGCCCTCGGTGTTGTACCCTCCGCTCACTGATCCATCCCGATAGAAGTTAAACCACCGGGTGTAAGTCTTGGTTTTGCGTGGGGTGGTGAAATCCAAGCTTATTCCTCCAATGGGGGCATCGGCAAAATCGACTGTGGGATTCATCGTCTTAATCCTCCTTAGTGGGTTTATCACGAGGCACCCCAACCCTTAGCCAAACCATTAACCGCATTAACGGCTCAACCCTTAGCCAGGATGCCTCGTGGTTTTGGGGCTCCTTACCCCGTCCTGCAAGAACGCAGGTCAAGGGCTATAGAAACACACCTAGGGCATCTTCAGAGAGACTTTATCCCTTGGTTCCTACAGCCCTTGATTTGGGCTCTTACCGTCCAGAGGCGTGGGCACGAGTCGCTTCTCGGGTGACCTCCAGGACTAACCGAGCAATCCGATTTCGGTGCTCGGCTACCTGCCAGGGTTTGAGAGGGGACCCGTCTAGGGACTCGTACCCTTCCTGGGCCCGCTTAATTGCTCCGGTCCCTGTTGTGAGCCTCTCAAGCTCCCGTAGGGCTAGGGATCGTTCCATTGAATCCTCCATGATCCTGGATGCCAGGGATTATCGACAGCTATGTTTCTTGGGGTCTAGGAGGCCGTAGGTTGGGTTGAAGGGACCTGCCCCTACCCTTCCAATACCCCCTTTACGAACGCCTCGCCTGTGTCCGGATCTACCCCTTCAGCCAATGACCACGCTCGGTAGTCATCCATGCACTTCCGGCACATACCGGATTCGTGGCTGTACTCCACCGCAGCTTCCCCCACGGGGATACCCACCCCGCATACAAAGCACACCATCCTCGTTACCATACCGGCACCCACCCCTTGGGGCCAGCATCCGGCCTTGCCCCTGCCTTGAGCCTATAGAACCTTGCCGCATCCTCCCGTCGCATAGGGGGTTCATACGGAGCATTCTCGCGGCTATATAGCCACTCCGCCCGTTCCTCCGGAGACATCTGCCGATACGCCTCTAGGTTCCGTTCCTGGCGGTCGGTAGCTGCCCCAAAGTCCGGCATGTCCGGGATAGGCACATCCTTCACGAGGGTAACGGTCTTGGACAGTCCAAAGTACTCCACCGCAAGCTTGGTACGGTGAACGGTGAGTACCTCGGTTTTGCCCGTCGCCCCTACTTCGCGTGCCTTCACTAGCCGTGGGGCGCAATCCTCATACCCTGGCCGTGCGTATGCCTTGGTTAGGGGCAGGGACGGAGTAACAAACCCATCCCGCGAGACTTTGGGTTGCATGAGTTGCCCACGGTACTGGGCGGACGTTGTGGGGCGTTTCCCTGCTTTGAGTCCCCGGAACCACGACAGGTTTGTGGCCGCCCCTTCGCGTGGGGGACGGTGGGACTCCGTTGCGTGGGTTACCTCTTGCCACATACATCCTCCCCGTATTCCCTGAGTAGCTCTTGGTATTCCCGGTCGATATCTACCTGCTCTTGCTCCAACCTCACAAGCTCACAGAGCATATCGTAGATCTCCGGTGTTATCTCGTTTGGGGGCATCATCAGCACGGTCCTCAACCGTGGATACGGGGATACCTATCCCCCCGTATTTCGCCCTTGGTTCCTTGGTTACTCCGCGTCCGGATTGGTGACCTTGCCTGGATTCAACCGCAAGTTCGCCCCCGTTAGGGTGAGCGTCATGGGGACCTGTTGCTCCGGATACTCCACTCCGTCGATGGTCTCTTCGGGTAGAACCATCATCACCGTAACCGAGTCCTTGCTCACAGCGTAGATCCCCCTGCCCAGCTTGCTGGTGGTATCCCGCGTCATGCCGTACAGAATCGCAGCGGGGAGGATCACATGGGCGGCCCCATCGGCATCCACCGCAAGGGCCACATTCACCGTAGGTTTCGCCCCTTCTTCGGTTTCGCCCGAAGCGATGGACTGGCGGAATGCCGCCGCTCCAACCGCGACTTTGGGCTTCACCAGGGTCACGCGGGCTTTGCCTTGAGCAACGAGTGCTTCCAGGCTGTTGGTGGTTTGGGGTTGTTCCGTTGCCGGAGTCCCCGTTACGGGTCTGACGCTGCTCACGATGCTTCCCATTGTCTTGCTCCTTAGCAGGGGCTAGCCCTGCATTAACTCCACTAGACACTCCGCGAATTGCTCCGGATTACCATCCAACCCACCGTCCTTGTCACACCGGAGGCAAACCATAATCAGCGCATAGCCTTGATTGGGGGTTAACCGTCCGGCAGTGATCCACGCCTTAACCCGATCTACCGGGGTAACCGTGGGGTTGACCATTGCGGGGGCCGTTGCCGTCCCTACCGCCCCACGTTGTTGCCCGTTGGGGCCGTACCGTGTTACCGTGGGGCACGGTGTAGGCTGTACCGTTGCGTCGAGCGCTCTTCGGTATGCCGTGGTGGTTTGGGTCGGTCGTGTCACGGTGGTTTGTAGAGCAAGTGGGTGGCCAAAGTCGATTTCCCTTTGTTTTCATGGGGTTGGGATTCCCCCTAGGGTGTTTTGGGTGGTGCATTTCAGCCAGGTATTCCCCTGACACCGGTGCGGAGTGGGGCCTGTTCGGCCTTTGGTTCGTTGGGTTTACCCCTGGTGGTGGTAAGGTGGTGGTTCTCAACCACTCGGTTACCGATAAGGGATTCACCGGATGGGTGGTGCATATCCACCACCACGGGTGGCTGAAAACCACCACATTGCCCGTCCGCCCTACCCCTGCCCAACCCAGTACTACGTGGCTCGTAGTAGTCCCTAGGCAGGCTCCGTGGCTCGTATCTTGCTGAGGGGCAGGGGGATAGCCCCGGGGGGAGGACTAAACCGAAGCTGGGTGCGCGCGCGTTGGAATGGGGGCTATAGTCTGTATATGCAAGGATCTAAAGAACTTAGGAATAAATGATAAAATTTAATTAAAACAAAAATAATTCCCCTATCCCAGGATCGAAACCCCCAAATCGGTCCAATTGGTCCTTGCGGATATCGTGTTGATTCTCCTAGGGGTTACCCCTTCCTTGACAAAGGTTAATACCCGTGGTATTCTAAGATCAGAGGAAGGGGATTTTTCCCGGATTAATTACCTAAATGTCACAAGTCACCTCCAATACCGTCGATACGTCTCCTCAGGGAATTTTCCCCTCCTCCCCCCAAATCCGGCTTTGTACTTGGAACCAGTGCCTCCAGGGCCATCGGTGGCCAGCAACCGTCGCAACAGCTCCTTGCCCCGGGTGCAAAACCTCGGTTATTGCAGTGAAGAAGGAAAATTGCCCACATTGCAACGAACCCGTCACGAGGGTTAGTCTCCGGTCGGATCACATTCCTCCGGCTTCGGGGATCCAACCCCGGTGCCAAGGGGCACAAATCCAGGGAGAGACTCTAGATATTGAGCTGGAACGGACTCATTGGGTTGAAGCGCAGGATGGGGCGAAGATGTTTGAGGAACGGGCAACACCCGAAAAAGTGTAATTTATGCCAAGTGTGATTAAATCCATAGCCTACAGTTTCATCGACGAAGGCCCCAAGCCCTACTCTTTCGATGCGATCATGATCGAAAAGGGCCAAGTCACCTTGGATGTTCATAAACGATTTGCAACCCGGGAGGAGTTCTTTGATGGGATTCTTGAGGTTATCCCGGTTTTTAACGAATAACCACCATGCGTGCAACCCTCGCGATACTTAGGTTATTGATAAAACTACAAAGGACACAATATCATATGGCAACAACGATTGAGAAACTAGCAACTGACTTTGCAGCCTTCCAGGCGGACTTTGGGGTGTTTGTGACTAACGTCCAAACTGCCCTAGCGGAGCTTGCAGCCGGAACCCTATCCTCAGCCCAGCAGGCCTCAGTTGAGACAATTGACTCAGGTCTTGCTGCGATGGATGCAGCGGTTAAGGGGATTACCTTCCCAACGCCTCCAGCCCCTCCAGTAGGTTAACCCATGAAGGTAGGGAAGGACAAACTCAGGATGGCTACTGGGGAGGTTCGGAAATTCCGGTCTGAGGCAGCTCGGGATTCGTTCGAGAAGGTGGCCTCGGCCATCAACCATGGGTGGAAGCCCACCAAAGGAAAGGCGTCGAAGTAATATGGCAATGCGAGCAAATACAGATTCAGCAGCCCCTCGGGTCGGACCCACCCAACCAGGGGATGGCCCCACTAACCCTGACGATGCCCTACGAACTGGCCAGCTTGGGACCCGTCACTTCGCCGATCAGGTCCAACGACGCCCATTCTCCATCCCCACGAAGGCCTCCTGTTACCGGCGAGAGTCCCCCTCGAATGATGAGTGGAACCAGCCTGGATGGGAGGAAGGGGTTGGAGAGGATGCGAACAAGTACAGTAAGGGTGAGAACCCCGCCGTCACCAAGAACGGCCAACCGATTCGGGGGACCTAACCCAGGTTCCCTTTTATGTGCTGGACAAGACCCGGGAGCCACATACCGCTCCAATCCCTTGTCATAATGAGCCCCAGGATCGGGGGAGATGCGGCACCCCAGTTATGGTCCCGAAGGTAGACATACCGAGCCGAGAGGATAGTAGGGACCGGCACCCTCCCTGGTTCAATTCCAGGCGGTGTAAGGCAGGGCGCACCGGGAATGTGGATCGGTGATCCATCGAAGGCTTGCAACCTTCAGCCCTCCCAAACTTAGAAAGGAGCAATAACCAAATGGCAGCAGGTCGAGGAGTAAAAGGCAGCACTCGCGGAATTGAGCATCCGGTAGCTGAAGACATGGCCCTCATTGGCGATACCCGTAATGCCCTTCATTACCGGTCTCTCCCCAAGCAGGAGCACCCCTTCAAGGCCCATCAGAACCCCCATAACTTTGGATCCGGTAACCCCGGTGATGAGGCTCGGGATGACACTGGTAAGGGTCAGACCATGGGTAGTGACGGTGGCTACTAACCGGTAGCCCCTATGTGCAAGGATTGCCGGAGGACATGGATATTCCTTAAAGGACTCGGAAGGCCGGATAGTGGACTGGCTCGGAAGTTCTTTTGTCCCCATCAATCCCAGATGAAACCGGAGAAGGGACGTAGCCCTACAGACGGACCAACCGCGAGGTAGCGAAATTAAAACCAAATTAGTAATTATCCCGATTGACAGCGTGCTCGAACTTTTCAAGGACTACGCAGGTCTCATCGCCGTCCCAGATGATGCCTACGCAGTGAAGCTGATGTTCAACCCCCAGGAACGAAAGATGGCTATTCTCATCGAAGCAGAAAGCTACCCTGGTCCCCAACCCCTTGAGGAGATCCGGTTTGACCTTCAACGGACCTACTTGGTGAATTAGATGCCTGGACAAAAAACTCTAGTATTCGAACCTGCCAATCTTTACAGCCTCCTGGTTCACTACACCGATGGAGTCGTTCCGTTGAATGGTGAGGTCCGGGAAGTCCTAGTCCACCCATCCCTTTCCCGGGTCGTGGCACTGAATGTCACCTCAGATGAGTGGGAGGATGCCGAACCCCTCCAAATCCGGTATGAAGGCCAACGAACATTGACCTGGACCAAAGGTCAGGAGAGGGCGGAATGGGCAAAGCTATGCGAAACCCCGAAGAAGCAGTAGGAGGCCTCCATACCATCCTCGTTCTTGGTGATGCTTTTGTTGACCAGTACTTCATTGGGACCATCCGAGGGATGTCCGCTGAGGCCCCCGTCCCAATTGTGGATGTGATCGACACCAAAGAATTCCCAGGTGGCGCGTGGAATGTTCAGGATAATCTGAAGGCCCTCAAAGTCAAGGCAGTAGCTCCATTGGCAGGGCCAGGGAATATCCCGATTAAAAACCGCCTCGTGACTGAATCCAACCTCCAACTTGCTCGGTGGGATGAAAGGGATTATTGTTCCCCTATTCGGGTCAAAGACATCATCCCATATCTTCCGGGGTTGGAGGCAGTAGTTGTTTCAGATTACCGAAAGGGTTCAATCACTGAGGACATTGAGGAGTTCCTTCTAGCTCTAGAACTTCCCCTTTTTGTGGATACCAAATCCGACCCACTCCCCTGGTTCCAAGGCGGCGACTACGTAACACTCTTCCCAAACACCTCCGAGTACATGCGGTACCGATCCTCCTATGACTGGTTCCCAAAGGTCCTCCTGAAACGTGGCCCGGAAGGCCTAGCTTGGCTAGAGTACGGTCGAGGAATCATCACCCGACCATCCCTCGCTAAGGAGGTTGTCTCCGTGAATGGAGCAGGTGACACAGTCCTTGCAGCCTTCGTGAAGGCTTGGTTAGAGGACCGAAACAACCTCATCGGGAATATCGACTTTGCAAATATGGCCGCAGCAGTAGTGGTAGGCAAGCCCTACACCTCAACCGTAACCGTGGAGGAAATACGTGACAGTAAAAATTACGTTTGGTAGACTCCTAGTCCTAGGGATCCTTGTGTGGGGCTGGTACCTCACCTCAGAGCTTCGCAAGATCCAATCCTTCGATTCTCAGGTTGTGTCTGCTTTCGAAGCAATGTCAGGCCGTCGATAACCCATGGAACTAACCCCAAAGGTCTTCAAGCAAATCTCCGGAATGGCCCCTAAGGACCAGCGGAGGATTTTCCAAGCCATTGGGGAACGAGAATACACCCGCTGTCAGGATGATGCGATCTATTGGTTCGATGCCTCCCAGCACCCCAAGACCGAGCAATTCCCCGAGGGCATCCCTTATGTCTATACGAAGGACCCCCATCTACTCTTCGAGTGCCGCTCTTGCCAAATGGAGGTACTACCGCAGTCTAGAGGGACTCATTTGGAGCTTACCCATGGTAAGATCCTTACCAAGCTCAGGGAGATCGAGGCCGAGTTTCATGAACTACCGGCCATTCGACCGTTCCCGGATTTCCTCCTAAAAGCCTATATGCTCCCACTCATTGAGGAGTGGGTAAAGGACCAGTATTTCGTGGTGGAGAAATCCCGGGATATGATGGCGACTTGGCTGGTAGTAGCTCTCCACACGTGGGATACCCTCTTCCACAAGGGACGGCAGCATTTGTTCCAATCCCAAACTGCTCCTAAGACCCTGGAGCTTGTCCAACGTGCCCATTTCATCGCTCGTCAACAACCCAAGTTCCTTCGGGATGTGGTAGGACCGGTGGTATTCGGCAAAGGCGACCACCGCTCAGGAGAAATGTTTGTTACAAAACAAGAATCTGAGATTCTCGGATTTGCTCAAGGTCCGGATCAAATTCGACAGTTCCATCCCTCCGGGATATTTCTTGACGAGGCAGCCTTCCAGGTCGAGGCTGAGGCAGCCTATGCAGCAATCAAACCAGCTATCCTTATGGGGGGAAAGTTCACAGCAATCTCCTCAGCAAATAGGAGCTGGTTCGAAAAAATCTGTCGAGACACAAGCGACAACTAATTATGAAACCTGAAGATTTTGTTCCACAATATGACTCTGGGGTCTTGGAATACCACACAACCTCCCCGAAGATCGTTCAACCTATCAACCAACTTTACTGTTTGATGCCTTCGAGTGCTTTGGTGTTGGCGGGGTTGTTTCCTGATAAACCCAAAGTAGTCTTTGCCCCACCTATCCCTCAAGCCCCCGGTTCGCCGTTTGGTTTTAACCGAGCTGTTCCATGGCTTGAGTTCCCGGATGGAACCCGTCGGAACGCCGGGCAGCTCGCTACATATTGGGGAATGCCTGGCGTGCCTCTCACTGAGGCCCTCACTTTTGCCAAGTGGGATGTCTCCACCCCTGTGGAGGTCCAGTAATGGCAGGTGCAGTTATTGGGATGGTAGCCCCAATTGCAATCCCAGTCATCAATGACCTGGTAGCCAAACTCGTAGAGAAACTCTTCCCACCCAAGTCTGGAGCGCAGAAACTCCCCGCAGCCACTGAGATCTCTGCTGCTATCCAGGGTGGGTTGAGTGCAGTGGGGGCGTTGCTAGGTACCCCGCAGACCGGCGCGGACCTAACCAATGGAGTCCAATCTACTGTGACGGCATTGAATGCCAAAGGGGTTTTGAAGGGACCAGCAACAGTGATTGATGGTCCCCTAGCTACTGAGGCCCTAGCCTCAGATATCCTTGTGGCTGCATCGGTGTTTTTGAAATCCGTTGGTAAATAACCCTTGACAACTTCCATTGTCCCAACCCGGTATGGCCCAATGAAGATCTTCAATGAGGACCCTTGGGTGTCAAGGAGTCTTCGGGAGCTAGGGGAATACTCCGATTCAGAGCTAACTTACCTAAAGGTCTTTCTTGGGTTGCTCTCCCTCCACTCTGGACCGGTGGATATTGTCGAGGCCGGAGCCTACATTGGGGATCTAACCCTCCCCCTCTCAAAGGTCTGTCGAAAGATCTATGCCTTCGAGCCCCAGGTTGAGGTCCGAGAGGTACTAGAATGGAACCTAGCTACCAACCACATCTCCAACGTGGAGGTTCTGCCATTTGGGTTGGGGGACAAACCCATGACGATGTATTACTCCTCGGTTCCTCCAATCGAGGGAGCAGGAGGTACCATGATGGATTCCAAAGGGGACGTGGCTGTAGAGATCCGAACTTTGGACTCCTTCGGCCTGACCCCTGCCTTCATCAAAGCCGACATCGAGGGAATGGAACCTGCCTTCCTGGTTGGTGCCCTTGAGACCCTTCAGAGGACCCGATGCCCGCTGTTTATGGAGTTCGATACAGTTATGCAACAAGGTCTGGAGCAGCTCCCTGAGATTCTTGGGAGGTTGGGGTACGATGTAACGAAGTTCTTCTTCCCTATGTACAACACCCAGAACTTCAACCATGCCCCCAACCCCTTCGGGCTGACCGTCTCCAAAATGCTCCTTGCAGTCCCTCCAGTAGGAGCGGTCCTTGGCTAAACTCCTCCATACCCAGCAAGGCTTGAAGATCGTCCAGAATGGTCAGAACGGCTTCGTCGTGGCAACCCTCCATCACACTGCTGACCCTCGGAAGCGATCTGCTGCTTGGCGAAAGGAAGCCGCTAAGGGTATGTCCCAGGCAAAGTTCGAACAGGAATTCGACATCTCCTACGATGCCATGCTCGGGGAGAAGGCCTTCCCGGAGATTAAATCCCGTCAATCTGAGATCATCCTCCATGACGGCCCGTTCCAATTCAACGACTGGCCTCGGTCCCTCCCTATGTGGGCGGGGTTTGATTACGGCTCCCGCAACCCCTCCAGCTTCCATGTCTACACAGCAGTGGATGGAATCCTCTATGCCATCTGGGAGCTATACGAACCCTGTAAGGACATCCAAGCATTCTCCTCGGCCTTGAAGGCCTGCCCGTATTGGGACCAAATCCGGTACATCGCCCATGACCCATCCCTCAACAACTACTCCCAACGGGACATGCGAACCGGAATGATGTCCACGATTGGGCGGCAATTCATCGAGATGGGGATCTCCAAGCTCCTCCAAGGCAACACCGATGAGCAGGCCTGGCTTTCAACCATGCAAAAACACTGGTGTGGGGATGAGGTAACCTTCAAAATCATGTCATCCTGCCCGAAGATGATTGAGGAATTCGAGAACGCTACGTATGTTTCAATGACCGAACGGCAACTTGAAACCCAAAACTACCGGGAGCAGCTCATCGATAAACAAAACCACGCCTTGGATGACTGTAAGTACTTCATGAACTCCGCTCCATCCCTACGGTCTCGAAAGATCTCCTTGCCCAACCTCGCCGCTAAGTTCGGCTTTGGCCCTGCTTCTACCGCTCCTCGTCAGCGAATGACCCAAGATAAAGAATGGACGTTCTTACGGTAACCCTATGGCCATTGTCCAATTAGAACATGCATACCCGATTGACTTTTCCTCGGGTAATGAAGCCACCTCGACGAATCAACCCTCCTCAGAGGAAGCAAAAATCGCGGCATACATCACCACATGGCGGCAGCAGTGCCGATCGGTATTTATCCAACGCCGGAACATCTGGGATGATTGCTGGAAGCTCTATCGAGGATTGGATGATTGGTCTGTGAAGGATGACTGGCAATCGAAGATTGTCCTCCCAAAATCCTGGACCTCGGTCAAGATGGCTACCAACACCATCAAGCGGCTCTTGACTGCCTCGAAGAAACCCTGGGATATCGAAGCCTCCAACCCAGATGATATCCTAGAATCTCTCCGTGCCGAGCAACTCACCTACCTTACCCGGCATTTCCTAGACAAAGCCTACTTCCTGAAGGAATTCACTGAGGGGCTGGAGTGCGGGTTTATGCTTGGGCTTGGGGTTTGGAAGCTCTGGTGGGGATTGTATCCTCGGAAACAAACCCGGGTTAAGACCTCATACATTCCTATCCCTCAAGGCTCCCCAGGTGAAGCTGGCCCCCTCGACACCCAACAAGACCTTCTCCAGTCTGAGCCTACCCCTCGGCAGATCCCCCCGCCCTTTGGGCAACCCCGGTTCGGGTACATGCAACAAAACCAAGCCTCCTACCCCCAGCAACTTGGTGGGGAGATGCTCGCACCCGAGGGATGGGGACAAGGCCCGGGCGGGTCCGCCCCTCCTTCCTACTTAATGATCCCCCAAAAGAAGCTCGTCCAGGAAGAAATCATGGAGGGTCGTCTATACCTCCGGGCGGTTGACCCCTACAACTTCTATTGGCTTCCCGGTTCGAAGCTTAACCGGTGGGTAGGAACCATCGAGGATATCGAAATCCCCCGGTGGGAGCTTATCAAAATGGCTGATGCAGGGATCTTCCCCCGAGAGAAAATCGACCATCTCCAATCCATGCGGATTGACGAACGTTACAAGATGTCCAACCTCCGGTTTGGTGAAACCGTTATGACCCAGAACGGCCCCAATGCCGACACTGCGGTCTGCAAACTCACCGAGTACTACGGCCCCATAGTCTTTGACGGAAAGATCGTAAAGGAGTTTGCCCATGTCATCCTTGGGAACGACTCGACGGTTCTCGTATACCAAGACAACCCGTTCCTACATCGCAAAGCTCCCTACATTGGCTTCTCGCCTCTCTCACTTCCCTTTCGCACGGAGGGTGTGGGTCTTATTGAAAATGTACGGTTTATTGATAAAGCACTGTCACAAATCGCGAATCTCTCAGTAGATACCTTGATGTTCAGGCTTCTGCCGTTGTTTGAGGTAGCAGTCGAGGCATTCGAGAACCCCGAGGATCTAGAGACAGGCCTTGTCCCTGGAAAGATGCTTAGGAAGAACCTGGGGAATGCGGGGATTCAAGGAATCAAACCCGTGGAGTTCCAGGATATCTCTGGTGGGACTACCCAGGTTGCAGCGATGCTTGACCGAGCCCACCAGGAAGGAGCCCTGATCTCAGATATTGCCGAGGGCCTTCCCCGATGGAAAGGCCAACAAACCGCTACCGAGTCCCAACTCCTCCAACAACAATCCGAATCCTTCATGGGAGGGATGGCAGCAGACATCGAGAAGGAAGCTATCGAGCCCCTCGTCACAATGGCGATGGATCTGATTTTCCAATTCATCGATACCTCCAATGACCAGCGGGTCGCCTCCATCCTTGGGGTCGGCGCAGATGTCCTCAATGGAATGCCCCGTGAGGAGATCATGGAACTAATCCAGGGGGACTACAAGGTCAAATCTGTGGGTATCACCGGCCAGCTCATGAAAGCCGAGACTCTCCAAAACCTGGTTCAGCTCATGAACCTCATCGGTCAGAACCCCGAAGCGTGGCTTCCCTACGTGAACCAGGATGTCCTCCTCCGGAGGGTCCTTGAGTGCTTCCGTCCCCACATCCACGAGATCGAGGACATCATCGCTGATCCTGCTACTCAGGAAGCCAAAAAGATCGAGATGCAGAACCAAGCATCCACCTCGGATCTTATCGGCCTTATCCCCCAACTCCTCCAACACCAACAACTCCAAGGCCAGCAACAACACCAGCAATCCCTGGATCTCCAACGTCTAACCCATGAACAAGACTCTGCTAAGCAGGAACAAGCAACCCAACTAGCCCAAATGGCACTCCAACATACCCAGGAAATGGGAGCCCAACAACTTCAACAACAGCAACTCCAGCAGCAGGCTCAACAATCCCCGGCTGGTGGAGGAGGACGATAAGTTATGTTTAAGAGAATTCTTCAGGTTGCTACATTCCTGGCAACCTTTCTAGCCCTGGGACAGGTTGCCCATTCCCAACCTTCCCAAATGACGTTTTATAATGGGGTTTATTATGATGCCGGAGCTACAACCCCAGGGAGCTGCTCCTCACCAGCGTTCTTCTACAACACTGGTAACTCCACCGCCTATCGGTGTGTGAACGGATCATTCACTTCGGAGGGTGGAGGAACAACGGTTACGTTGAAGACCAATGGAACCACCAATGGATCCCAAACGGTCCTTAACCTCAAAAACGGTACTAACATCACTATCACCGATGATGGGGTTGGAGGGATTACAATCACCGGTCCTGCTACTCCAACTACTGCTACCACCCAGGCTGATGGAGATAGCTCCACAAAGTTCGGGACGGATGCTTTTGTCCAGAAGCAACTGCCATCGATTGCTACCCAATCTCCTAATGCAGATGGAACCACCGATGATTCTACGGCCTTAACCAATGCCTGTACTGCGTACCCTGGAGGGTTCCAACTCACTCCAAATAAGGCGTATGCGGTTGGAACGAATCTAACCTTGACTTGTCCGGTGTATAGTCTATCCCCACCCGCCGGTGGGGCACTCCTCGTTAAAAACACCTTCACCCTAACCCTAAATGGCACCTTCTATGGGGCATTGGTCCAGCAAATCGGTCTCACTGGTACAGGCACTGTTGTGTTTGGCCCTGCTACCCCTAGCCTCTACCCCGAGTGGCTTGGAGCATTGCGAGACAATTCCCATGATGATCTTGCAGCAATAAATACAGTAATTGCCGCCCGCTCCACGGGTGGGGGTGGGATTGTTCAACTCCAGGCTGGGACGTATAAAACCACAGGAGCAATCATTGAAAAGAGTGGTGTAACCATCCAAGGTGTTGCTCCATTAGGTGTTGGAGGTGCTTCGTCTCCCACGATAATCAACGATACCTCGACAAGTGGGGATATTATCTCTATTGTAGGAACAACCACTGATTGTGCTGGGGCAACGAGTATTAACAACCCCGTGGTACGGAATCTCCAAATCCAACGTACACCTGTTGGGGTTGCAGGATCGGTTGGGATTAATACAACGGACGCATGTTGGATACTTATCGATCATGTCTCTGCGAAGGATTCGTTTGTTAACTTCAAACTAAACTCAGCACGTTCAGGGACTTGGGATACTCTTATAAGCAACTGGACGACAACTAGTGCGTCGGTACGGTCGGGTTGGGAAATTGACACGACCACCGCAGGAAGCTTCACCACCTACCTTCTACATTGCTTAGCGGTAGGGACTGGTAGTAATACACGTGGGTTATACGTCCATGGTACCCATACCTCAGATATCAAAACTGATCATTTTGAGTCTGCTACCCTCGATTATGGATTCTATATCGATAGTACAATTGCTATCGATATGCACTTTGTTAACAGTATCCATGATGGCTGCCAGGTGGATTGTATTTTCCTTAATGGCAACACGGGATACCCAGGGAGTATTGAAATCACTGGCGGGTATGTGGCTCCGACCACTGGTAACAACGGTATCCACAATACCAATTCTCGGGGTGTAGTGGTTAGCAACGTCCAGTTCCTATATGGGAATGGCCTGCTACTTGATGGGTCTGGAGGAGCTGCATATAGCTCCTATAACAACAACGTGTTCCGGGTACCAGGGGGAAAGACCGGCGCGCATTTTTCCGGCTCTTGTGCAGGCAACACTTTCAACAACAACGTGATGATTGGTGACCCAACTGCTACCGTTCTGTTATCCGTTACCAACACCTGCATTCTCAATGAATTCAATAGCAACAGCTTTGGTGGTACGGCCACCACTGGGATGAACTTCGATGCTACCAGCAACCAAAACACGGTTCATTCCAATTCCATGATCCCGGGCTCTATTACCATCCCCATTGCTGATGCTTCCTCTGGGAATGACTATGGAGTCTACTACACCGCTGATGAATCCACTGGAGCCAATAATGCCTTGGTGGCGACCCAGATTGGCCTACCACTCATTAAAGGTCTAGGGTTGAGTATCAAACTAGCCCATTCCTTACAGGCTGGATCGAACACCTTAGCCTATGCTAGCGGATCTGCCCTGGCCATTAAGAGCGCTCGTAACCCAGCCAATAACATTGGTACGGCCTACGTTTCTGGTGGTATTATCAATCTTCGATATGATGGCACCCAATGGCTTGATTTGAGTCAGTAGCCCTTCCACCTATGCCCACTGATACCCATTCTACTCTCGTGGCAGTCGCCCAAGCCGAGGATACTTTCGATCTCCTCCATCACATTGCTTGGACAGACGTGATACTGCCGAAGCTCCAAAAAACCCGTGACCAATACACCAAGGCCCTGGTTAACAACATCCTAGGGGGTGAACTTCCCCCAGGAGTGACTCGGGACCAATGTGCGGCTCGTGCATACGGGATTGACTACATCATCCAGGTGATGGAAACTGTCCTAACTCGGGGGGAGAAAGCCCTCGAAGAACTCAACCACAAAGGTGTATCACTATAAAAAGGAAAGATTTTAACCCATGGCAACAACAGTTACCGATCCCTCTCAGGGTCAACCTCAGGGCCAGCAGCCTGTAGACCTGGAGACCCCCGAACAAAAATATGCGAGGTTGTATAGTGGCCCGGTTCAGAACGGCCCACCCCAACCCCCCACTCCTCAGCAGCCCCCAGCTCCAGCTCCCATGGTGATCCCCCAGGAACTCACCGATACTCTCTCGGCATTGAACGCCAAGATTGAGGCACTCTCCACGCGGTCCCAGACCCTCCAAGCATCGGCCCTTCCAGTAGCTCCGGTTGTGGGTTGGGTCGAGAAGATCCGTCAGGGGGACTTTGAGGGAGCAGAAAAAGCCCTAACAGAATCTGTCCGGAAAGGCATTGAAGGGGAAGTAACCCAGAAAGCCTACGCGGACGCCCTAGCTGCAACCCAGGTCCAATTAGAGATTGACCGTCATATAACCAAGGTCAGGATGGAAAATCCCGATCTAGCTCGTTTTGAACGGTACCTACAAGCCCCTGTGAATGCGCGAGTCGAGGCAGAACGTGCCGCTGGACGAATCCACTCGTCCGAAGACTTCGTTCGTATCTACAAGGAATCTGTAGACAAAGAAGTAACAGAACTACGAAACCTAGGCCTCCAGTATCGTGCTGATGGCAAACAAGAAGCAATCACCCGAACGCAGGAAGTTCGGAATGCTTTCACTCCACCTCCCCAACAGGTAGGGGACCATTCCCAGTCGCAACCAACTCAACCGCAGGGAGAGTCAGCAGATGACTACTTCGCCCGGCGTAACGCATCAGCGGCGAGGTTGAGGAACCTACAGGTATAAGGATGGGTGGAATGTTTGTTCAATTAGAATGATAAAGGAGGTCCAGGCACCATGCCAGGACAGCAATACTCAACAGGTAGCCTAGGTGGTTACCTTTCACAGCCTTATCTAACCCAACGGTTACGTGCACAGGCACAACCACAGTTTCGCTTTAGACAGTTCGTGGATGTCAAGGAAAATGTCGGTAAGAACCGTGGTGATACTTGGCTATTCGATAAACGAGGTAACGTCTCCACGCAAGGTACAGTCCTGGCTGAGACGAACACCATGCCTGGACATTTGGGAAATAGCGTGCTATTCTACAGTCAGATAGTAAACTAATTTCCCCGTTTGGGGCATGTAAAAGGAGACCATATGCAGGAATCACTCAAGAGTCTTTCAGGTACCCAGGTTGGTAATAATCCTGAAGCTGAGTCAACCCGCAGGAAAGACACCGATTTGGCTTGGCTTGGAGCTATTATAGATGGTGAGGGATGTATTTATGCTGGATTTAGAAACCAGAAAGAATGCAATAACTTAACTGTAAGAGTTACAATCTATAATACTCATCCACTAATTATTAGGCGAACAACAGAAATTCTTTGTAGGCTGGAAGTTGGATTTTATATCTCCTCCCCTCAAAGTCCAAAGAAGTCAAAACCTGGAGTTTGCATTACAATTGGTGGGAAACAAAGAGTCAAGAAACTTCTTGAGCAAGTCATTCCATATTTATTTGCTAAACGACGAAGATCGGAATTAGCAATAGAATTGGTTGACTACCGTGAGAGTCTAGCAGTTGCTGCTGGGCAGGATAAGTCCTGTAAATTTCATGGAGTATCTCTTCAAGGAGAACCAAGAATAAAGGAACTAGTCGAAAAAATTAGGGATGAGGTTCATAATTATCCATCGATTCTTAATTTTTCTCGTGAAGCAAACAAACCTTTTGGTGAGTCCTCAGAGACTTTACGCCTCCCTTCAGACATCTGAATGATGAGAAAGTCCGATCTTACTAGTGATAGTAAGTTAACATAAATACAAACGAACTTTACGGTCGGCCAGGGTACTGGCGTGATCGTAGAATACGGCAACTCGGTCCCCTATACCGGGAAGCTCGAAGCCCTAGGTCAGATCATGATCGAACCGGCAGTGGAGCAATCCCTACGAGATGATATGGTCAAGGCCCTGGAATCTGCTGCGGGGGCTCAGTATGTTAATACCGAGTTCATCGCGGTGATGTCCGCCACCAACAACACCGTCATCACAACCAATGGCACTGCCACTGCTGTGGCTACTGCCGATCTAACCGGAGCGAATGTCCGGTCGGTTGTGGACTTCATGAAGAAGAAACTGATCCCGAAATTCGATGGTCAGTCCTACATCTGCATTGCTTCCACTGCGGCTCTCTCTGGGATGTTTGGAGATACCGCTGCTGGTGGTTGGGTGGATGTCTCGAAGTACACGGTGGACTTCGCGAAGAATATCTTCAACGGGGAGATTGGGAAGTACTACAACACCCGCTTCGTAGAGGAAACTGGATATCTATCCAACACCATCGGGAATGGCTCCACCCATGGAGCTGCTGTGTTCTTTGGGGCTGATGCGGTCTACGAGGCCGTCGCAGTTCCCGAGGAACTCCGAGTGAAGGTCTCCATTGACTATGGCCGCGATCAGGGCCTAGCGTGGTACTTCCTTGGTGGATGGAAGACAGTATGGAGCTACACAGGCACGCCTGCGGAGCAGCATATTGTGTATGTTACCTCAGCATAAGGAGACAAAACCATGGCATATAGTGATCCAGGTTTTAACGTCACGATCCAAGACTCTGTAGTTGGATCACCCTCTAGCGGAGTTTCAATTGGTACCATCACCGCCTCAGCCACACAGACCTTCACGGGTACTGCGGGGACTAAGGTCAATGGTACCTACCGACTCCCTGTGTTTAAGCAGCCAGTGAGGATTACAGGGATTAAAATCTACTGTACCGTCGCTGCTGCAACTGCTGCTAATGTCACGATGGGGTTCTATAATGGAACTGCATTGATTGGCAGCGCCACGGCGGTTGGGACAGTGGGTGCGTATGACGCGACCCTTGTGGCCCCGACCGTCGCGAGTAATGGAGCCCAAACCGGTGCGGTGTTCTTCACCTCAACCAATGGTGAGCCAGTTATGATTAACACCTGTACAGGGACAGCCTCGGCTGATTCCCTCGGGAGTTACGCAATTGACTTCCTCTGGCAGAACTTGTTTGTGAGCTAACCCTTAACCCCGGAACGAGGGGACTAACCCTCCCCTCTTCCACAACCAAAGGAAATAAATCATGGCCGTTTCAAAAACAGATGCTACCGCGCCTGCTTCGAGTGAACGAAAGACTGTTACAAATTGGGGAGTGTTTGATAAGGCGGGGCTGGTCCCTACCCGGGTTACCTGTAATGGGTATCTAGGACAGCACCCTGCGGATATGAGTTGTCACTCCAACATCCTTGTGACCTCAGAGAGCATCAAACGTCACATGGACCCGAACCATGGGGGTGGGTGGTTTTTTGTCCGCCTGCGAGTGACCGATGCGAAGGGTAAGAACCCAATCTGGCGGGAGTTGCAGGAAGGAGGAGTGGAGATCCAGCATCTATATTGCCCCCATTGCCGGACGGATGTGGACATGACCCCCCGAGCGATGATGTATCATCTCCAACCCCATCCTGGGGCGAACAGGGTGAATCAATACCCTCAGTCCCTATGTATGAGTCTTGGGTATAACCAGCCTGAGGGGGAGGAGTTCCAAGACGAGGTGTTTGAGTAATGGGAGCGATCCCAAAGAACTGGCCCCTCTACCGGTCGGTTAGTTACCTTGGAGGGAGGGGGATTTCCTTTGGGAGCCCAATCCTCCCTGCCCAAGAAACCAACCCCTCGGTCTATTCGGTAGTGGTGGATGTCATCCAGAATGGTCGGACCTCCGTGATGGACAAGGACCTAGGGGTGTTTGCAGATGAGTCCCTGGATCATGTTTATATTGGGCCACGTTTAGAGGTTGTGGAGGATCAAGAGAAGTTTCTTCGGACCGCCGCGCGCAAGCTGAAGCTTGGCAAGCACCTTGTGGTCCATACCAACATCCGATACTCCCAAGAACCAGGGACCTTCCCGTTGATCCCCAGACAGGTCCGTGAGATGGTTGGGAAGGTCGGACGGTGGCAGGAGAAGGACTCTTACGAGCATGATGGAGTGTCCCTCCAGATCTACAAGCGTATCAAGGGTACGACTGGGATTCTCCCTCAGAAGCCTCGTTCGGATCGTCCTAGGGTTGCAGTCTGCCGGTTTGGAGCCCTTGGAGACGCCATCATTCTCTCCCCACTCCTCCGGGAGTACTTCTCCAATGGGTGGGATGTGACCTTTGTAGGGACTCCGTATTGCTGGCCTGCCCTCCAAGGCAACCCCTACATCAACAACGTTCTTCTTCAGGAACGGGATGCAATCCCCAACCAGGAGCTCGGTCAGTATTGGGACCTATGGAAGCAAGACTACGACCGGTATATCAACCTTTCTGAGAGCCTAGAAGGGGATCTGCTGATCGTGGAAGGCCGGAAGGAATTCTTCACAACCAAATCCTGGCGTCATGCCAGGTGTAACCGGAATTACTACGACTACACCATGGCTCGGGGAGGGTTCCCAGAGGTCACTGGTAGGAATGGAGAACTCTACTTCACCGACTTTGAGGAGCGTCGCGCAAGGGAGTTCTTTGATCCGCTCAAGGGAAAGTTCGTTATTGTCTGGGCGCTCAATGGTTCCTCCCATCACAAGGTCTATCCCTTGATGGAAGCGGTCTTGAGGAAGTTTCTCGATACCCACCTTCAGGCAGTAGCAGTTACAGTTGGTGATGACCTTGCCCGGCTCTTGGAGTTCCCCCACCCTCAGGTCCTAGAGAGGTCTGGGAAATGGTCCATCCGGGAGTCCCTGATCTCCACCAAATACGCCTCGGTGGTAGTTGGCCCTGAAACCATGGTCACCAACGCCTCAGGGTGCTTCCCAACCCCCAAGATCGTCCTTCTCTCCCACTCCTCGAAGGAAAACCTCACGAAGTATTGGGAGAATGATTACTCCCTTGAACCGGATCAATCCCTAGCTCCCTGCTACCCATGCCACATGCTCCACTACTCCAAGGCCTCCTGCCCAGTAGGGACAGTTGAAGACACCGAGACTGGAGAGGAAATCGGGCAGGCCCCGATTTGTTCGGTGGCAATCCTCCCTCAGTTAGTCCTGGAGCGGTTGGAAGAGATCTACCAAAAACACTACCTAAAGGTTATTTAATCTATGAGTGCCTACTCTCAATGGAGTCTTGCTACTGCCCGGACAGTCATCCGGAGAGAGTTGATGGATACCACCGGGAAATGGTGGTCAGACACGGAGCTAAACCAGTTCATAACCGATTGGCAAAACGAACTCCAACAGGACTACGAGTTTGTCTGGGGGACTGCCACAGTCACTACTGCGCTTAGCACCTTGACTCTTGGGTCTCTCACCCCTGCCCTGGGCCGCCTTGATGCAGTGTATTATATCGGTACAGATGGAGGAAGGGGGTACCGTCTTGCAGGCCGCCTTCTCCAAGACCTAGAGGTGGGGAACGTGGAATGGCGGAATGCCCTCCCAGATACCCCTCGGGAGATAATCCAATATGACTCCACCCAGATAATCATCTGGCCACCCCTCGCGAACCTGGGGACATTCATCTTCGAGTACCCCCAGCAGCTTTCGTTTAATGGGGATGACTCTCTGATCTCCCTCCCTCCTTGGACCCAGTGGTCGGTCAAGCCCTACGTGGCCTCTCGGGCTTACCTCCGGATGGGTCCGGTTAATGATACCAAACGCGCCCTTCGGTATCGGGCTCAGTATGAGAGGGAGAAGCTCCGGATCAAATCCCTGTGGGACAATTGGCTCCCAGAGAGATACCGTAAACTCAAACCAGCCTCCCACTACGAGTGGGATATTCTCTTCCCTCCTCCTGCGATGGGTCCTGGCCCTGGTGGGTCGATATCCATCCCAGATGTGTTTAAGAGTTTTATCCCGACTGGGTCGGTGGATGGGGTGAATCTAATATTTAACCTCCCAATCATCCCCTCGGCCATGAAGGTGTTTTTGAATGGTCTACTCCAAACCCCCACAACTGATATCACCATCTCTGGTTCGGTGATTACCTTCGCAACCCCGCCTCAACCCGGAGATACCCTGGTTGTTTGGACTTTTACACAAGGAAGTTAACTATGTCTACGTTTGTTGGTACGACTCCGACCGGATCAGTAAATGGAGTCAATATGGTATTTACCCTAGGGACCTTCCTTCCAACAACCCTGGAGGTTTATGTAAACGGGGTGCTCCAAAATCCTGGTGTGGATTATACCCTCTCTACCGCCACAACCACTGGGGTTGGAACGGCTACAATTAGTTTTGCAGGAACCTCGATTCCTCAATCTGGGGATATTTTAAACTCTTGGATCTTTAACCAATAACATGCCTACTCAAGTTAATTTTAGCACCCAACTTCGTAACAAACCCGTTACATACTCCGCGGCATTTATCTTTCCGTCCCAGGCTTGCCCAGAGAATTTATCCCCATCCCTTAGGACCATAACCCTCGCTCCAGTCCCCCCAGGAATCAATGCAACGAATACCAACCACTACCTCGCCATCTTCAATAACTCCGGTACATTTCAAGAGGTAGTTTTAATTAACGGTGGGAGTGCAGTAGCCGGGGCTGCCTCGGGGACATTGACCTTCACGTCAATTACAGGGACATATGCTACAGGTAGCTACAAAATTGCCTCAGCAACTTCAGGTATCCAAGAAGCCATCTGGTCAAGTACTGCTACAAACACTGTGGTAATCCCCCCAAATACCTCAGCCCCCTACACCTGGCCGACTTACGCAACCATCACTAGTGGATCGACAATCAAAGTTTCCTTGGTAGGGATGGGGTCGGATTGCAGTCAAATATCCCCGCAGTTTGCTTCAGGGGATGCGATCTACATGGAAGCTGGGGCCGGGAATGACTGGATACGAACCTGCAAAGGGATCGGTATTGTCCCGGGGGTAACCCGCACATCAGGAAGTGAGTTCCATCTGAAGGCATTCCGGTTTGGTAATGTCCAGGACCTATACGTTTTGGGTGGGAGGATTGCGTTTACCTTTGTGGATTTTATTAGTACCCTGTGTGATGGACTTCGATCACAGAGCCAAACCTTCCGGGGGATTGAACTTTTAGTCTCTGCTGGGGTAGTGGCAGGGGCGGAGATTGCAAATGTAAACATCAATGTTTTAAGCACCGCCAACACCGCGATGCTAGTCCAGGCAGTAGCCTCGGGTAGTTTTGCCGGGTGGGTTGCTTCCAACATCGCCCTTCAGGGTGGAGTGTATAATTTGTATGTTGATCCAAATGGTGGGGTGATTAACGAGTTGGTATTTACTGGGTTGGGGTGTGATAGTGCCACAGGCCGAAGTGTGACTTTGCTTCCAAGCTCGGGAAGCGGAACGTTGTATAGTTTTACTAACCTCCTTTTGGAACCAGCCGTAGGTGGGGAGCAACTCTATATTGGGGCGGGGATTAGCACTGTTAAATTCTCCAATGTGAGCGGAACAAAAAACGGTAATGTCGCAGGAGTCACAGTTGATGGTGCGAGTGATGTTTCCTTGGATAACTTTAGCGCGTATGGTGGAGGGAATGCAGGTGCGTCGGATGCGGGGTTGGTTGTTGGACCGGGGGTTGTTACTGGATTGAGAGTCAGCAATTCCAAGTTTGGGGATGCCGTTCTTGGGAAACCAAAGATTGGATTGTCAATCAACGCTGCGGCCCATACTGGGATTGAGATTGCTAATACCGATTTTAACGGGGCAGTCTCAGCGATCTCTGACTTGGGCTTAAATCCTACGATCTACTCTGGGTGGATTGGAGGGTTGAGTGACTCGATCCCCACTGTGGCTGATGCAGCTACGGTTACTTTCCCTCGGATGATCCAGGGTGGAACGGTTGAGGTGACGGGGAGTGGAACGGCGGTCACAGCGGTTGCAGGGCTTTACAAAGGTCAGTCAGGGTTTATCCAAACTGCTAGTGCTATTACCTTTACTGCCGGTGCGACTATTGGAACCACTGTAACCACTGGAGCAAACGCCCTCACACCGTTCTGGTTTGATGGAACAAAAATCTGGTTGAGGTAACCCTACCTATGAGTATTGTCTCTCAAGTCCAGGTATTGCTGAATGACACCGGGGTCTTTTGGCCAATGGAGTTTGTCCTCGATGCAATTAACCAAGCCCAGCTATGGGCGTTTGCCCAGACAAAGTGGCAACGTAAAAGCTGGCAACTCCAGTTGGTGACTGGGACGGATCTGTTTGCCCTCCCAGGGGATGTATTGATTCCTGGGTGGATTGAAACGGTCGTTCCATTGACCGGTGGAGAGGTGAGTACCACGCGGGGATTCCCTACCACCCATCGGGAGTTGGAGCACAATATCCGAACCTGGCGGTCGTCTGGGTTGGACGCCCCGAAGTATTTTGTCATCTGGGATGCGTTCACTCTACGGTTGTTCCCCCGACCAGACAAGGCATACACGTATAACCTCTGGGGAGTAGGTTATCCAACAGAGATCCTAGATACCACTACCTTCATCGCTGGCCCCCCGCAGTATGTCCTTGCGATCCAAAACATGGCAGCGTCGATTCTCTTCGAGGCGACCCGCCCAGACTTGGCGGATATCTACATGAAAACTGCTCAGGATCAAATCCAGAACTTCAAGGTTCGGTTGAGGAACCAGCAATCCCATAACATCCGCAGGTTGCGCCCTGGGACTGTTTCGATCTCGGGGGGTAATCTCTTCACCCCGAATAACGCAGGGAGATTTGACCTTCAGCAAGGCGGATCAATTGTTGCTCTCCCAACGTATTATCCATTGGAGTCATAGGTTATGTCTCAGAAAACACTCGAACAAATCACCTTCGGCCAAGGGCTGAATGCCCAAGCTGCGCCACATCTGCTGGCGGAGGGAGAGGTCCAGCTTGCGACGAATGTGGATTTTTCTCTGGAGTGGGGTGGGTTGGTTTGTCGGAGAGGAACAGTGTTGCTTGGGAGTGCAGGAGCAGCACCGATCCAACTCGTGACTCGGAACTATAATGGCACGCAAGGGTCCCTAGATAGTTCCAATTGGTATGCAGTAGGAAGTGGGACCTCAGGGTTCTACCGAGGAACTGGGACTGTGACATGGACCCAGATCTCAGCGGGGGACGCCTCAGCTTCGACCCTCCCACAAGGGGTAGCCTACGAGAACTACCAGTACCTTGCGAATGGGTCGGTGGCGATCCGGGATAATGGAACGAATGCTTGGAATTGGGTTCTTGACCAACCAGCTCAAATTTACGTTCAACCAACGAGTGTAGCCGGAGTTAACAACCCATTTTCTATTGGATCTGGGACAGGAGGTTTTAATGGTACTTGGACTGTAACTTCAACAACCCAAGGAACATTTGTATCAGCTGGGGGTTCTCCAGTTTTAAGTACTTTAACCAACGGAACTGGGGCTTCTTTAACCAATGGTATTGTTGCAATTGCAACAGTTGTTGGTTCACAAGTATATACATATGGAACAGGTGGTACTAGTACTGCAACAATACAAAACACCGACTTCAATCAAAGTATATTAGAGCTATCAGGAGTTTTACATGGTACAACCCTATTTCATCCTACTGGAACGGCAACATTAACCCAGTCTATTGGAAATTATGGAGTAGATTATTTAACAATTGGGTTCTCCAACCCTGATGCAGTGGTTAGTATTAATGTAGATTATTCTATTTTCGACACCGGCTTCTTTAACTACTGGCATACTCAAACGACTATTGCTGAATTAGTCTCGGCATCACCAGATGCTACTGCCCAGTTACTCGCATCACAAGGAAATAAATCCTTTGGGGAAATCCAACAACTTCTCCAACAACGAATCCGAGGTAAAGTGGACTTTGTTGGAGATCCTCATGGTGGGAACCAACGCCCAGCAAGTGTTGTGACAGATATCCCTGGAGGAATAAATGCTTGGGCTATCCCGCGAACCTCTTATCAATTAATTGGAACTTTGGGAGCGGGACTAACGGGATGGGAAAGTATTAAAGCTGTAAGGATTAGTGTACAAACCACCGATCAAACATCCATGATTATTGGGATTCCCAAAACTTATGGAAATAATAATGCTTGTTTAAATGATACAGTTAATGGAATTAGTTGGTTTCAAACCTTTGCGCGAATAGAGAATGGAGTCATTGTAGCTGAAAGTGCTCCTTCAATTCAATCACAACAAACTGGTACAGCCGGTACTAATACTGCGTATCAAGGCGCTACTATTCAATATGGTGAAGCTACGATTAACGCTGGGGCTTATTCAGGAACCAGTACTACTGGTGTAACACATCGAGTACTATATAGGCAAGGTGGATATCTATCGGATGCTTACATGGTTGATGCATTCCCAATTAGCCAAACAATTATAACTGATTTGGGTTATCCTGACATGGAATGTATTGCCAATTCCACTATGACTCGGTCCCTTTGGGCTACGTGGCCCACCGGTGGGGTAGGAGCCGTCTCCGAGCCCTTCCAAGACCGGATATTCCTCGGTACTGGCAACTCCCTCTTTTGGACCGCCCCTGGCTCTCCAACCATGATCGAGGCTGATTCAGATGTTACCGTGTCGAACCAGGGTGATCCGATCCAAGCTCTCCAGGTTTGGGATCGGTTAATTATTGTCAACAACAACTCTGTCTATGAAATCGATGGGTCGATTTGGGAGGGTCCCAACCAAGACTGGTCCCTCCGGAGAACCGGTTCGAAGCGTGGATCTGCTGCGGCGAAAACCTGTATCAAAACCCCTTCCGGCATCCTGCTCTTCTCCTATGATGGGATCTCACTCTATTACCCAGGCTATGGGGTGGATACCCCCCTTGATTGGGTCTACGAGAAGATCGGAGATCTCTGGCGGGGGACAGCCTCCAACTCCCCAGCGGTCCAGAAGGGCCGCATCCCGGGAATGAACCTTGGGGCGATCTCCCAGTCCTGCGCGGTGTATGCTGAGCAGAAGATCTACCTTGCGGTTCCAACAGGGACCAACACTGTAGGGGGCGATACCATCTTTGTCCTAGACCTCCCTAAGAAACAAGTCTGGATGTACCAACCAGTGGGATATAAAGTCACAGCCCTCTTTTGGGACTATGCCGGAGGCCGCCTCGTGGCTGGGACCGATACCGGAGGGGTCGTGCAATTCGAGGTCGGTCAGAAGGATCTTGGGTCGGCGATTCCTTGGTCGGTTAGGACCCGGGCCTGGTCAACCAAGCAAGACCTCGTCCTAGAGAACCTTGGGATCGAGAACCTTCCCGGAACAGGGGTTATTGTCGCAAAGGCGATCGTGGATAACACCTCTACAGTGACCCTTGGGACCTACACCGGTACCTCCAAACAATGGTCCACCACAGCCCTGCTCGGAACGGTGGGAAACAATATTGTCTACGAGTTCGATGGAACCCAATCTGGGAGTGGCTCCAACCAAGCCATCTACCAGATGTCATGGGATACCTCTGTCCAACCTCAGAGGGTCCAGTACCTCCGGACGGAGTTCGATGAAGGAGGGCAGGCCAAGGCCGAGAAGATCTGGGATACTCACTATACCGAGATTGACATCCAAGGGACCGGGACGGTTACTGCGGTCACGTTCATTGACAACGTCGCGGTGATGACGAATTTCTTCGTCGGCCCGTCTACCATCTCCCAGACTCCGTTCCCCTTCCCATATGGTACCACAACTGGTACTCTCCAAGGATCTGGTCCCCAGCTTATCCCGTATGCATTCCCGGTGGAGACCTATGGGAACATCGCCTATACGACCTACACGGTCGGAACCTTCTCTGGGGTAACCTTCAAACACTACGATACCTACAACCTCTGCCGTCCTGAGCCGCCTCGGGTAAGCAGATATGTGTCGGATAGGTTCTCTGCCAAGGGTCCCTCAGTCGAGGGATGGTGGCATGATGTGCTTTGTGACATCAACCCTTTGGGTGCACCGGTCCTTGGGACAATGTACCTTGACGGAGTGGCTCTCACAACCTTCACAGCGACTGGCTCAAAGCGAGGGTCCTACAACTTCGCCCTACCTGTTGAGAGCTACGGTAATGAAGCCTGGGTGGAGTACAACTCTCAAGGCCAATTCTTCAAGCACTACTCTACCTGGTACAATGTCTCTGAGGAACCCTCCCGAGCGAACATCTTCGAGTCGGATCGGGTCGATGGTGGCCCCCAAGGCATGGAGGGATGGTGGCATGATGTGATGTTCCAGGTCAATCCTCTTGGGCAAACAGTCCTAGGGACGGTTTGGTTGGATGGCACAGCCCTCACGACCTATACCATGACTGGGAATGAACGGTTGGATTTCAACTTCGCTCTCCCCTCGGAAACCTATGGGAATGTGGCCTATACCCGGCTGACCGCTGCATCCGGGACAGGAGTCTTCAAGCACTACAAATCCTGGTTCAATGTCACCGCCGAGCCAACCCGGGCGTTGTTTTTTGAATCCCCGAACATCCCATTCCCATCAGAGAGCTATGTCAAAACCTGGCTCGCGGAGATCAACCCCTTAGGGGGGACGGTTACAGGCATCCTATATATCGATGGGGTTGGGGTTTCAACCCAAACCATGACTGGGTCCCAGCACCATATCTACGAGTATGGCCTACCAAATGTCACCGTTGGGAAGACCGTCCGAGCGGCCTACACCTCTACAACCCCCTTCAAATACTGGGAACGTGGTCAGTCGGCCTTGGAGTTTGAGCCCCGACCTTTCGGTAAGACCACTTGGTTGGTGACCTACAAAAAACTCGGTGGGGTGACCCAACTTGACCTGGCCCGGTTCTACGCCATGGACGTGGAAGGTCCGGTGGGGTGTGTGTTTACCAACACCTGGATTGTGGATGGAGGGGTGTTCACGGTGAATACCTTCACGCTCTCCCAGTCCAATGCTGGGGAGGAGGCTGGGAATGCCCGGATGTACAATGACCAAATCCCATTCCCTCCAGGCTGCCGAGGGTATCTCTTCCAACAACAAATGACCTCGACGAATACCTTCCATGTATGGAGGTCTAATATCGATATCGATCGGGTCGGGGTTAAAGGCCTGTCTCGTGTGACCCTTGAAGGGACCCCCAAGAATGGCTAAGCTCTCGGTGTTTATTCCTCCCTTGGGATCGTTCCAAGACACCCGGAATGTCCTGGCAGGGGTTGTCCAAAAGGTGGCGGATTATCTCGCCTCGGCTCCACCTGTGACGGACTTCCAGCAAAACCGGTTGACCAACCTAGCCAACCCGGTCAACCCTCAGGACGCGGTAACCCTGAGTTACCTACAGGGGGTCACAGGGGCTCCGGCCCCTACGGGGGCAGGGGTCAATCTCTTCAAGCTCCCCACCACCCGATCCTACAATAACATCCCTCTTGCTGGGGTAGGGTTGGTTCCGGTTGTTGGGGTTGTGGCTCTCACAAACCAATCCGGATCAGTTGGGACAACCTCAATCTCAGTTGGGGGTGGGGTCGCACCATCTGGAGTTTACCGGGTATCTACCTACCTTTGGACCACCACTGCCTCTGGGACGGATACTGTCACAGTAAGCATAGTCTATAACGACGGGACCGCCTCCCATACCACCCAGGTCGGTCCGTCAATCTCCCTTAGTACCACTGGAGCTAATGGAGTTTCCTCCGCGACCCTGGTGATCCAAGCAGATGGATCGAACAACATTCAGTATCTAACTACCAAAACCGGATCCACTGGCTCCCCGAAGTATGCATTGGACGTGGTTTTGGAAAAACTAACCTAAAAGGAAATACTCTACTCGTATGAATAACCTACGTATTATCACTGGTAAAGACGTTGATTTAATCACCCCGTTCCCTCTATCGGAGGTTAAACGGTTGTACGGATGGTTGCATTGCTACCGGACTATCACAGAGTGTGATGACTCCCCGAAGGATGTAGATACGTATTGTCAGCTAATGACCGAGGTCCTGCCGAGGTGTGTGAGCTGGGGGGTCATCGATAAGAACCACCTGACGAACATCAAACACGAAGCCCCCTTGGTGGGGTTTGGGATGTTCGAACCTTCCCTCATGCCGAATGGAGCGGTCCGGAACGGCTTCCTCCATGTAGCGACTGCTCGGAGGGCTTGGAAGGCCAGGCTGGTGGACGAAGCCGCAGGGATGGTTGTGAAGGATTTGTTTGAGGGTATCCCATCTCTCCTCCGGCTCACAACGTATATGTCTGAGAGAAACTCCCCTGCGAAGGCCCTGGTCCGCCGGTTAGGCTTTAAGATGGAAGGTATCGTCGAGGATGGGATCATGTACGAGAACTCACCACAGAATTTGGTGTTATTTGGTCTTACAAGGAGAAATTACAATACTCAATGCCAACCACAATGCGAAGTACAGGATGTGCCCCAGGTAGAACCCGAACCTACAAAGGAGGAGTAAGTTAATGTCTGCTGGGATGATGACTAATGCTTTTGGTGGAGGGATTGGTTCCGCTCTTGGAGGGATTGGTGGACAGTTGTTTGGGTCAATGCCTTCCTCCCAGAATGTAACCTCCAACCAGAACACCACGTCCAACACTGACTCTAGTAACTCCCAATCCGGAAACACTTCCTCTAACGGAGTAACCTCCACCAACCCCAACCTCCCAGGGTGGTATGATTCCTTCCTTCAGTCCCTACCGGCCCAGTACCGGAACCTGATGTACAAAGCCACCCAACCAGTGGTCAGCCCTGGGATGCAAGCGAATTATATCCAGGGAGTCAACTCCCAGTACGGAGGAGCCCAACAACAACTCCAATCCATCCTTGCGAAGAGCGGGGCACTTAACTCAGGGAGGGCAGCCCAGGCCCAGACCGGGTTGATGACTAACAAACTCGGGGCGATCAACAACTACAACGCTCAGATACCATTCCAAAACAATGCTGCGCAGATGCAGTATGGATCAGGCCTCCTGGGTCAGGGGATGGGCTTCAAAGCCCCTTATGGCCAGACCTCTACGAACTTCAACAACGCCTGGCAGAATTACTTCGGCAACTCCTCGACGAATGCCAACTCCCAAACCTCCGGGTCGCAGATCACCAAATCCCCAGGGTCGGGCCTGTTTGGAGCGATCTTCGGATAAGGACCAAACTCATGGGTAATATCGCACAATCTATTTGGCAGCTTCTCCAGGGTGGCCAGTCCAACCCCTGGCAGTCTATGCAGGGACCAGAAGGACCGGGGATGCAGCAACCCCAGCCAACCCAAATGCAGGGACCAGCCCAGCTTCAGCAACCCCCAGTTCCTGGGGTAGGGGATATCCTCCAACATATCTTTGGGCAGGGTCAGCCCCAAGCCTCCCAAGCTCCTCCCCCTCAGGCTCTCAATCAGATCCACTCTGGGTCTGCCCCTGACCCTGCCGCGTATGGCCAGGATTGGTCAGGACGGCATCCTGGATGGAACAACTTCCTCACGGCGGTGGCCCAGGGGTTCGCTTCCAAACTCGCTCCAGGGGCTTTCCAACAATCCTCTGAGGATGCTCGTCTACGAAGTCAACAAGCAATCGAAACCCAACGGATGGAGATGCAAGACGCCAAAACCAAAGCCGACCAGGTCCGGGAGCAACTCCAACTTAATCAAAAACAACAACTCGATGCTTGGGAGCGTGGGGCAACTGAGGTTAAACCTCTTCCTGATCCTATGAATCCTCTTGGTGTAATTGCACCTGAGGGTGCCATTAAGATTGGGGACAAATACTATAAACTCCCTGAGACGGAGGACACCCATAAAGGCCAAACTGCGGTTCCTGCGGCCAATCCGATTGCTAAAAAATTTCTTGAAGAAGGTGGTGGTAAACCCGGTAAAGATGGATTAGTCTACATGGACTCAGGACTTCTCAAGTACTATGGAGAAACCGCTGCCCAACAGGCCAAAGACAAGGACGAACAACGAATCCTCGGGTCGCTTGATGAACAAAACAAACGTGGGCACGATCAGGTCTCTCAGTATTTTCAGGGTGATAAAGCAGATCCGTTAATGAAATCTGCATGGACAAACCTCTTTGATACTGCCAAGGAGACTGATCGCAAATCGGGCAACACCTCTGAGATGAAACAAGCCTGGAGTAAATGGTTGGATTTTATGAACACCAACTCTCCAGAGGCAAAAGAATCCAAGCGTGCAGCAGACCTCCAGAATCGTAAGGACCTAATGACCTTCGCGAATGCCCTTCATGAAGGTCCTAAACCGGATGACCAGGATATTGCATACTGGACCAAGCAAGTCCAACAGGACGCAAAGAACTATGGGTTGATAAAAAACAAAACCCTCCAAACCGCTGTGAACCACGCTCTCGCTATCCAAGGGTTGGATGTAAACCAAATCGATGCCCAGACCCGAGATGCAGCGGCGTTCTCTCAGCAAGCCCTCAAGCACATTGATACTATCAAAACTGAGATTGCTAAGTTGGAAGGGGCCGGGAAACTTGGGGTAGTGGCGAGTCGGTGGAACCAGTTTCTTAACGAGAAACCTGGAACCGGCGATCCAGCATTTAATCAACTCCGGGATAACTTCTCCCTCCTCCGGAGTGCTGTGGCTAGGGTTCATGGTGGAGCCCGAGGTGGTTCCAGCCCATATATGATGGAGTACATGAAGAACCTCGCGGATACTGGGAAGATGGACCCGAATATTCTAAAGTCATCCCTGGGGGTGTTTCAGGATTGGCTTGAAGGGTACGCCTCGATGGCTCCTAAAGGTTCAGTTCCTCGTAGTCAAATTGTTATTCCCGCTCCACTGAGGTAATCTATGGCAGATCAAAATCAACTTGACCCAACAACTCAGGGGTATGTTAAACAATACCTCGACCAGGGAAAATCCCCTCAGGAAATCCGGGATGCATTATCTTCTCAACCTGGGTGGACTCCGGAGTTATTGGAACGGTATGTTCCATTGGGGACAATCCCAGCAGCTACAGGGGCTAATCGAGATACAACAGATAAATCTGTAGATGCTATAGGCCGGTTTTTTGGGAAACTTGGGGAGAATGCTAAAGGGATATGGCAGGGTGCCTCCCAAACAGGGGAAGCCCTCCTACAATCCCTAAATGGCCGGAACCCCTCCCAGCAGTCCCAAGGTCTCTCTACCCTTAAGCAGATGTACGTGGATCCCCAGGTGGAGGAAGCGAGGAAGGCTCAGGCCGATCCAAACTTCCTAAGTGGGATGGTTCATGGGGCTGCCTCAGCGGTTCCTTTAGTTGGCCCACCAATTATGAATGCTGCCCATGAAGTAACCCATGGAGATCCTGCCGGGGGTTTTGCAGATATTCTCACTTTGCTTGGAATGCAACATGGTGGGGACTTGATGAGCAAACTCCGAGAAGGCTCTCTAGTGGACGGGGGCAGGTCCGTCTATAAGGCAGGCCTTCCCCTGGACCGAGAGAACCTCTCCCCTACCTCCCAGGACGTAGTAGGGAATCGGATGTTCCAGGAGGGGATCCGTGGGAAGCGCGGAGTGAAGGCCGGACCTGAGTTGGATCGTCTCCAGGGGTTGATTGACGAAGGCCTAAGGAGTGTTAATGATCGTGCCCGCAATTACCAGGGCGGGCCGATGATGACAATGGAGACCCTCGGGCCAGTAGAGAAGGCAATCCAGGATCGGCTGATGGGACCGGGTCCTAAACAAGCCGCTCCGCTTGAGGCCCACCTCGCGGATTATGTCGAAAACCAAACCGGAATGAGTCGGGATGTTAAATCCTTTCCATCCGACGCGGACCCCCGGCAGTATATCCAACGGGTCATAGGGATTGACCCTGGACAGGATATGGAAACTTGGCTTAAGATCAACCGGGCGTTTAATGCAATTGTCCCGGATAAGAAAGCCATGGCTTCAGCGGCGAACTCTATGGAGGGGTCCCCTGGTGAATCGATGTTCAATCGCCTCCAGCAAGGTGGGATTCGAGACGCTATCAAATCCCGGGACCCAGGTCTTGCGGAGCTTAACTCCCAAGTCTCTCAAGCAATCCATGTTCACAAAGCTCTCTCGGAACTTGCCCGGGAGAACCCATCCAAGATCACTCAGATCCTACCCTTGGTAGCGGGTGGAGCGGCAGGTGGCATCCTCCATACCTTGGGAATCCCAATGGGTAGTCCAGCTTTAGAGACCATGGCCCCTGTTGCAGGAACAGCTATCGCCACGTATGTTATCCGCCAGGCCCTTCGTGACCCAGCAATCCTCATGAGAGTAGGGCTTGGGTTGAAGAACATGGGTGAGGCCTCCACGGCCAAGGCCCTCTTCCAACTTGCAGGTCACTCTCCTAGCTTAGCTTTTGCTGGACAACATCCAATAACCGTGCAAGGCCAATCACAACCGTAGTAACCCATAACGGGGATGTAACGAGTAGTAGAAGTATCAATATCAATCTGAAAGGTATCCTTTAGATGGCAATTGAATCACCGAATAAAATCATAAACTCCTCGGCGATTGTTTGGTTTTTACTCACCCTCACAACGATGATTATCCTCGCGATGGGTGGGAGTTGGGCGGCACAGATCTCGGCCCGAGCGACAATCACTGACCAACGGGTTAATACCCTGGAGCAGCAGTTTGGGACGGTAGTGGCCCAGCTCCAGGATCTCCGAGAGGCCTCAAAGCGGCAGGATGATAAGCTGGATAAGATCATTGAGAGACAGGCAAACCAGGCCCAAACGCAGGCCCAAGGACAAGGCCGATATGTTAAATAACATCATGAGCCAGATGGGACAGATGCAAGGAGGGCCAGCCCAAGGCCTTCAGCCAGGACCCCCGACCCCCACCCAAGTAAACGATGGAGGGGTTCCTCCCCAGCAGCCTGGAGGCCCACCTGAGCAGCTCTCGGCGTTGATGAACTGGATCATGCAGCTTATGAAGGAGGGGAAGCCAATCCCTCCGATGATTGCGGGGTTGCTGGGGTTGCATGGACAGCAGGGGCCACCTCAGTCGGCTCCTACGCAGGGTGGGATGCCTCAGACAAGTTACCAACGGTAGGAAGGAATATTAACCCATGGCAGATCTTAAACAACTCGGTTCCCCGCAGGGGATGGAAGGGTTCGTAAATCCCTCAGGGGACTATGCCTCCCCACAACAAGCACTGGAACAAGGGGGCCTCTCAGGGCTGGTTGGGCACGCCGCGAAGCTCTACCAGCAGATAACCCAACCCATCCAACAGGCATCGCCTGGTGCTGGAGGGCTCGTGCAGGGGGAGGACTTCAACCCCCTGAACATGATCCCCAAATCCAAGGGTGAGCTTGCTTGGCAGGCGGCGATGTTGGCTGCGCCGATGGTGTTGGGGGTAGGGGCGAATCTTATGAAGGCTACTAAGCAAGTCCCTGGAATGAACCCTAACCAACTCCAAAAACTTGAAAGTTCTGCCTTGTCAGGGCGATGGTCGGATCGACCAAATCAATTTTCGTTAGCAAAATTTGGGGAGATGTATTATCCTGAGTCTACAAACGTAGAGAACTTTGAAGCTTGGCCGAGATACTTACAACAACCTTTAGTTACTGCGCTAGGTAAATCAAACGAAATTCCAATAACTCCTACCTTCCAATCCAACCTTCTCCAAGCCCTGGACGATCCCAAACTAAAGGTCCCCGAGAAGATGAACCGTGCCCAAGCTCAGTCCCTCGCGAAACTCCCAGGGATCAAGGCCGAGGAGTTCCAGTTCACACCCGGGTTACAGGAATTCCTCGGGTCGAAGGATAAGTTCACTAAGTCCGAGATTCGAGATTTTGTCCGGGATGCTCAGGTGCAGGTCCAAGAGATTAATAACCCTAAAGTTAAACCTGAATATGCTCGCAATGATTTTTCCTCACTGTCCCTCCCAGGCGGGGAGAACTACCGGGAGTTTGGGTTGCAGTGGGCCAACCAACCAGCCTCTATGAAACCAAATTACTCCTACGTAAAAACTCCAGATGGAAGATTTCAAATTCGTAATCAAGTTGGAGAAAATGTTGGAGATAGTTTCTATACTGAACCCCAAGCTCAACAAGCTGTTCAACGGTGGAGTACCAATTGGAGTCCGGAGGCTCAACAATTTACCGGAGGTCACTACTCCGACCCCAACATCCTGGCTCATATCCGAACCACCGACCGGATGACCCCAGATGGAAAGAAGATCCTGTTCCTGGAGGAGGTCCAATCCGACTGGCAAAAGCGCCTGCGGGATGCAGACAAAGCCCAAGCTGACCCAACCACCACCTGGAACTACCAAGCCTCGAAGATACTCCATGATAAGGGGATTGGGGAACACGCACCGCTCACTAAGCAGCAGGTAGATAACCCTGACTCCCTTCGAGGTGGGATGGAAGCCACCCGTGCAGCCAACGTACCGGATGCACCCCTCGCGAGGAACTACCACGAACTCGCCCTCAAGCGGATGATGCGGATTGCTGCGGATGAAGGGTATGATGGGATTGGGTGGACAACTGGAGATCAACAAGCAAAGCGTTATAAGAATATACTTGAAGAAGGAATTGATACTGTTCATTACGATACTGGGTCGGGTAACCTTCGAGCCCTGAAGGATGGCCAGGAGGTTATCAATACCACAGTTCCTACCTCCCAACTTGGGGAGAAGCTTGGGGCAGAGAATGCGAGGAAGTTGTTGGAGACTACACAAGTAGTCCAAGGCCCCCAAGTTCCTAAGACCTGGAATGACTATATGAAGGATAACTCTTCAACTCGTTCTAAAGGTCGAGCTATGTTAATATCTGGGACAAATCCCGAAGGCCAACAAATCTGGGCTTGGGAAAACCCCGCAGCTAATGCTGACACAATTCCTTATAATGGCGGAGAGATATACAACTCCTATCAATCAGCCGTCGAATCAGCACCTAAAGGAAAGTTCTATATCAACGAAGCCTATGAACCAATCGAACATTTGAATGGCTACATTCAACGCAAAACCGGCACTGCTTCCCTCCAAGCCCCAAACATGACCGTTGGTGAACGAGGCTTCCAGGATGTCTACGACAAAGCCCTCCCGAAGGTTGCGGAGAAACTTGGGAAGGAAGGTGGGGTGAGGCATGAGATGGGACAAATTGGAACAACATCTGAAACCACATGGGAGAAACCTGCGGGTATTCCTGACCTTCATTATGAAGCTCGGATTAATACATTAGCGGCTCAACCAAATTTTAGTGCATTATCTCAAGCTGCACGAAGCGTTCAATCAGTACTAAGGAATAATCCACATATGGGTATTGAAGGCGTTTTGCAATGGCAAAACAGTCCAGAACTTTATCAAGCATTAAATTGGAAAAAGAATACGATTGGAGGAACTCACGATGTCCACCTCCTCCACCTCCCACCCCAACTCCGACAGTCAATCTCCTCCCGACCCTTCTCCACCTACGCCCCACCAATCGGAGCTGCTGCAATCGGAGCCGAAGCATATCGTCGGTACCTTCAACAAAAACAATCCCAGGAGATTCAGTAATGGAACGATTCCGAGGCTCAAGCGATATCCCCCTTACCCAGGATGGCCTAGAGGCAGCTCACACCACAGCTCAGCAACTTGCTCGGAAGGGTGGGCTGGATCGGATCCTCACCTCCGATCTAGGGCGGACTCGAACCACTGCCCAGATCCTTTCCCACTACACCCGTGCCCCCATCACCCAGGTTACCCCAGCTTTGCAGCCATGGCACCTAGGTAGCCTTGAGGGTCAGCAAGTCACCCCTGAGAAGATCGACCTAATGAACCACCTCATCCGGCATGAACCAGACCTGGCCCCTCCCGGACGAGGCCCCGAATCCACCTCTGATGGGGAGAGCTTCAATCAATTCTCCGGGAGAGTCCTCCCCCTCTTTGACCAGCTCCTCAAGGAACATGTTGCTAACCCCTCTGAGCGAACCGGGGTAGTGACCCACTTCCGAAACAAAAAACTCTTTGAGGCTTGGGTCCGGAAGGGAGCGCTCCCTGACTACCAGATCGATCCCGAGGAAATGACCCAAGAGGGTGGACCCCCCGGGTCAATCACTCGGGTATCGTCCGATCCAAGGGTTGGGATTCAGTTCAACGATGTGGACCTTCGAAGCCCAACCCAACTCCCTGGGGGGATATACATTATCCGGCATGAGAAGACGCCCTGGAACCGCCCAGACCCTACTGGGATATCTCCCTCTTAGGGGGCCATTTGATCCCTAGGACAGGTCCATTCATAGGTATTTGCACCTTTGACTAACCAGTTACAATTAGTCTTATTTTGCCCGGAGTAAAAATACACTTGGGTTGGGGATTGGTTTGCTAGGAATTTTTTGAGTGTATCCCTGGTTTCAAACACAGCTAAGAATGTGCAGATTATCAAATAAACAATCGCACCTGCGATGCTGACTCCAATTAACCCAGCAATTGTCTTTCCAAACTCACTCCAACCATTATCGGTTGGGACATACACTACCTCTGGTTCTTTTCGTTTACTCATCGTATACTCCTCTTAGGGAAAGCTTTCCCAAATTCCATCACCCTCATCTCGACAATATTGCACTTAGGGATATGCAACCTCCACCGGCCTGCTTGGGAAGTTGGCTCCCCATTGATCTCAGGACCAGGTTCAAGTTCCATAACCAGCGTCACTGCCTCATCGGTCTCGTCCGCAAGCCATCCAACCTCCTCTAGGGTTATTAACTGAGCGTGGGCAGGTCCCCCTGCTTCGGCTTCTTCATGCATAGCATCCCGCCAACAGACATAAGTTAATTGCATTCGTTAGTACTCCATACCACTCTCCCTACCCCGAATTCCCCCAAGGCCCTCTCACATCCAGGGCATGGCTTCGCTAGTCTCATCTCCCCTCCTTTCCCTACCCTACACACATACATCGTAGCCCTCCCTAGGGCATGATACTCCCTCAACCTTCTGAGGGCATTTGCCAAGCACGCAATCTCAGCGTGAAGGTAGATTGCCTCGGGGTTGAGGGAGTATTTTGCTTGGAGGGGATGGGTCCGATGTTCGTTGGAGCCCATCCCCAAGAGGGTTCGGCCTTCAACCAATGCGGCAGCCAGCCTGTTTCCTCCCACCAAGGGGAGGTCCTGGCATATCACCTGGAGCCTCCCTAGCCATCGTTGGTCCCTATCGGTCAGTTCCACAGTTCCCACACTTCACCGGATCGATGGTGTAGATTCCACACTTCTTACACCTAAGGAGTGGAACCCATTTACCTCGCGATAGGGCGGCTGGACCTCTGGGTGGAGGGGGAGCAGGAGCTGGGAGGACTTTGGCTGGACGACCTCTTTTTCGGGGTGGAGTTTTGGAAGCCATACTTTTACAGTTCCTTCTGGACGGTTGTCATATTGTTTGTACTTCTCCTTGTTTAGGTCGTAATGAAGCAAGGCTAATCCACACCAAATTACTGAGGCAAGATGATGTTGGCCATCTTCGGTGTCGTAGGTTTCTCCGGAGAACCATTTCCAGGCATGTCGAAGCATCGCAGCAAACACCCTTCCGTATTGAATACCTTTCTCCCAGTTACGGTCATCGTATTTGGTTGCGCCCATTGTGTAGACCTTGCCAACTTCCCATAAGGCATCTGGAGGGATAAGGTCTAATCTACATTTTCCTATGTCGTTTTTTCTACCTTCCACCAATCTCTCCTAATCGTATCAAACACTCCTCTGCGAACCAGTCGTTTAGGCCATACCGTGCTTCCTTAGGGTGCCAGTTCTCCCGGAGGATCTCATCCCTACATCGGTTTTCTTCCTGGATGCATCTATCCAGCATAGAGTTTACCTTCGGGGCTGAGGAATTTGTGAGAAAAAATGTTGGCGGTATATCTGTTAAAATTCCCATTTGGTTGGAACCTAAATGTAGAAATTGCCTGCTGCCACTTGGATGGCCTACCCTTCATCCAGTACTGGCGGTAGGAACAAAGACACCCAAGGCTCGCAGCCTCATACTTCAGATCATCCCCATCCCGCTCTACTGTGTAGGATTGGGTGTCATGGAGATGGCCATAGTAGAAATTTCTACCGTAGCGTGTGGCATGTCTTTCCGCATGATATTTATTAGTGTATCTACCATGCCCGAAGCTGGCCCGACCAAGGTCCAAGACCTCTCCGGTAGTCCAGTAAGGTACCCAATGCCATCCTCTTCCCAGTATTCGTAATCCATTCTGTGTTTCAATTAGTCCCTCCAGTTGGGGTTGTTGTTCGGCCACTAGGGTTGCACGGTAATCGTGGTTCCCCTCGATGACCCATTTCTCCGCTCCAGGGGTTGCTCCCTCCAAGGCATCCAACCACCGGTTCGCGACGGTGTAATCCTTCATAAGGGTTTCACCCTCAACGTTCTTAAGGTTGCCCTTGTTATGGCTGGAGATTGAGTTGTGATCCATCACATCCCCAAGGAGGACGACATGGGACCAGGGATGGTCCGAGGCGTACTGAAGGACCGCATCCAGGGTGCGTTTATCCTCTCCACCTTTGGTGGCCTTGAAATGGATGTCTGGCAAAACTAAAACATTACTTGGTTTGATTTTACTTTTCATTAATCTCCTTTAACTTTCCAAATTCCCTTATCCCTATATATCTGCCCGCTCCCAGCAAGGACTTGTTCGGCGGCTTGGAGGACCCGCAGGGGGAACTTCTGATTGAGGGCCTTCCAGATCTCGGGGCTGGTGGCTGGGAGCATCTGGAGGATCATCCTGGATGCTTGGGCTTCACTTGTGGGAGGGAGGACCACCTTATCGATATACTTCCCCACCTCGCAGAGGATATCCGCCCCGAACTTAACATCCTCCTCATCGATCCAATTCCAATGGCGACGGGAGATGGCCATAAGCATTGCGAGCCTTAGGACCATATCCCGGGAGCGATTAGCATACGGTAGGACCACCTTGGAGAAGTACTTAAACCGGTTGTGGTACCAGTTGGTGTAGTAGAACTGGGCGTCCTCTAGGAGGTTCATTTCGGTAGGCTTCGTATAATGAGCGATGATCTCCTTTATCCCATACTCCCATTCCTGAGAGGCCTCCTCGATAGCTTGAAGGTCCTCTCGATCGAGGGAGTTCTTCACGAGGGCTACGTGCTTCTGGCCGAATTGCTCCACGACAATTAGGAACCTCCCTAAGAACCCACCCTCCATGGTCCCATCTGGCATGGCCTTGTGGAGCCATTCCTCGGTCGAGCCTCCATGCAGGGTGAGGGTGGGGTTGTATATGTACTTGGGCCGGGCAGGGCTGCCATCATGGCTATAAAGATCCCCCTTGGTGGAGATATCCTTCTTGTCCCCACCTGAGAGCAGATCGGTGAACTCCTGGATCATCCCTGCTTGGTAGTCCTTCTGACCGAAGAAGGAGGACAGCTCTCCTGCGGGGATATAACATGCAGCCTCCTGGCCGAGGCCTTGGAGGCGGTAGTTGATCCCCTCCATGGTTTTCCCCCCGAGGATCGGTACTGCCCCGACCCGTTCGATCTCCCGGGTCACTGCGTTGATGATGGTGTCCTTGCCGATCCCTGATGGGCCGACAAACATTACCGATTGGTTTGGGTAGACCTTCCAGTTCTTTTGATCCACCCAGACCTTCCGTTTGAGGCAGGCTCCAATCAGGGTTATCCCCCCAGCAACCTGGTAGGAGATAGGGATCTCCGTGCATGATAACATCCTACACCAGGCGGAGAGGTAGGAGCCTGGTGGGATGATTGAGAGGTTCACTCCTAATCCTCCTCCTCAAACAACGGCTCATCCAATAGCGAAGCCTCTAGGAGCATCTCGGCTTTGCAGATCAATTCTTCGATCTCATCAGATACCTCGATATCTAGGATACTCTTCCCCCCTTCGAAGGTACTGTTCCCCCCTCGTGGGCCGGTTTGGAACGCCCCTAAGAACTCATAAAGCATCCCTTCTAGTTCTTCAATCCTTGTTAGGTAGTCTTCTTGTATGGGCATTATGCCACCTCCAAATGTTTACACTCCCCCCAACTCTTCTGGGAGGCCTTCACGTCAACTCCAAATCTAAACCCATCCAATTCCCTCCAGGGTTGGGTCATTATCATCTTGCTCCGGGATGCTTGCTCCTGGACCCCATCCCACGGTCCCTGGAAAACCAACTCATCATGGACCTGGATGGACATGATCCAGTCTTGGATGATGGGGAGGTAGGTCTCAAGACCCAACTTCGGGATAGCCTCTCCAATCCGGGGTGTCCCAGGGTAGTGCGCAATCATCATCCTCAGGACCATATCCGCGAGGGAGCTTGCAGGAATAAACGCAAGGGCCTTCGCAGCGGAGTCCCTGGAACTAAACCACCTCATGCGACCGAAGGGGTTCCGTAGATACCCCTGTTTGTTCATAGTCTCGATGGTTTGCTTTTGCCAGAGAGCAGTTCCTGCATTCATTGTTTCCCAGATCGCATTGAATTCCCTTAGGTCCTCCGTCGTGTAGTGATCGTACCCATGCTCTGCTAGGATCTCTTGTTGTTTCCTGGCTCCTGCCCCGTAGTTCTTGGAGTGATTGAATATCTTCCCAACGAGGTAGAACGGTTCGTCCTCCTGGACCCCTTTGATGACCTTTCGGTTGAAGATCCGGGATGCCAGGTCTGAGTGCTCATTGTAGTCTGGTTGCTGGAGCCGCTCCCACCTCGGCCAGTCCTTCGCAAGCCAACACGTAAGCATGTTCTCGCCTTGGACTACATCCAGGCTGAGGAATCCCCAGTCAGGATGATCGGGGATGTAGATCTTCCGGAACTCCTTGGGCTGGTTTTGGATGTTTAGATCTATCCCCTGCCGAAGGCCCTTGGATGATAACCTTCCCTCCCCAGTCCCATGAACTAGGAGCCTAAAGAACATTCGTTCTTGTTCGAGGAGAGCATCCTTCGCGAAGTTATCCTTTAGGGTCTTTTTCTGTTTGAGCCCCCCAAGCAGGGTAAACTCCGGATGGTGCTTTGCCCATACCTTCCTGGCTTTCTTCCCGGTCGTGACCCGCTTGGTCTTGGTGTCATAAACCTCCTTTAACTCCAAGGAGGCGACGTAGGCTTGGACTTTTTGGGGGGAGTTGTACGGGACGACCCGCTCTTGGCGGGTGCCTTTGAGGATTTTGGCTTCTTGGAGCTTACCTGATCGCATAACCCTTCCACATACTTCGCATAGAGCTTCTCCCACCTGGAGAAATTCCTTTGTGTAGGGTTCGTGTCGTAGCTTGCCCGTGCCTTTGCACACTTTGCTGCGAGGTCTAAGAGTTCCGGGTGGGGCGGGGATGTTACAACTGACTGTTTCGTCATAGGGTTTTAGTCCTTCTGGTAGTTGGGCCTCAAGGGAGAGGATATCCGAGTCGAGCTTCGACCGGACCTCCCCAAGTCGGCGGGTGTCAAGTTTCAATCCCTGGCTCCCGAGGGATCGGCAGATATACGCGGATGGTACCGAGACGTAGTTGTATACGTCCTGGAGCTGGTATCGGGTTACAAGTTGGCTGAGGGGTGTGTCGATTTGGAACTCCGCATCGGTATCCCGAGCGTTGTAGAGATTGAAAGCCTCCACCGCAGAATGGCAGCCCATATACCCCCCAAGTTCCCGAGGGAGCCCCCAAGGTCGGTCCCAACTTCGCCATTGCTGGGCTGAGACCTCCCCACCTAGCTCTTCTTCGGCTTCCCATTTCCCTTTCCAAAAGACCTTGTTTGTGAGCACACTCGCGACAAACGCGAGGGAGTGGGGGTAGTCGGGCTGGACGAGGTGTTGCTTAAGCATGGTATCGTGGATAACAGCGCGACTAACATCCCATCCGAGGTTTTCAATAAATGGTAAATCCGCTTGGATGATATTGTGTCCAATGATATCTGTCGCATTCTCGAAGATCCTCCGGAGGATTCCTAGGTAGGGTTCGTGGAAGGGGACAACCAAAGCGGTGTAGAACCGATCAGAGAGCCCACACAAGGTTACATTCCCTCCTCCGTCCCATTCCAGATCAAACGCGAACCTTCGGGATTTGAAAGCTTCTAGTTCCTCTAAGGTGGGGAACAGATTGTAGTTCTCCGGAGGGAGGATGCAGCTCTTCCTGAGATCCTTGACAACTACGGAGGAAAGCTTTGCCTGCCTCATAAGCGCGGCTGGGTGGATCGTCGGGATGACCCTGGGGCGGTCCATCCGCCCGAGGAGCGGTAGAGGGCTTCCCCTCCAGGTGTGAATCCCATCCCTCCCAGTGAGTTGCTTCAAGGCTTGGGCTCCAATGGCAAACACCCGTTCCTTCCCACTCCGTGTGATATTCGGCCATAGATATGTCTCCGTGCAATGTTTGATTGCTAGTTCTGCATCCTGACGGGAGGTCAGGTGCCAATCCGGACTTAAGGGATATATGTTTGCTCCGTCCTGTCGGGTGTTGCAAAGGACCGTGTTGGTAAGGGAGACCTGATCGAAATCGATCCCTGCATTCCGACAAAGGCTCCTGAGCCACTGACCCGACCCTCCTGTGAAGCACTGTCCTGAGGCAGCTTCGTCCTCCCCGGGTTGCTCCCCGACCATGAGAATGGGGCCTTTCCGGAGTTGGAAGGGGACGAAGCCTACACCGATCTTTTCGAGAGGGCAGCCGGCGCAACCTGGGGGTTTAGGAACCACTAAACTTCTCCTTTACAATTTTGGTTAAAGCCTTCGTGTCGGTTTGGACACGGACTAAACACTCTATCCACCCGGCATCTCTTCCGGCTTCCCAAACCAAATCTCCAAGCTCCCCTTTGTTCCAAATCCACCCAAACTCTGGATGTATCGCCTCAGTGACTTCATCGTTAACAATCCTTTTGATTGTCTTTGGGAATAACTTCCTTAGTATCGTCGCTAACACCCATCCTCGTTTCATCTAGTCTCCATTCTGTGTGAACTCCTGTTCCATGACATATATAACATCGGCCCTCAGCATCTTGGAGTTCCTTCTGGACATCATTGGAACCGTAGCATAACCAGCAGGTTTTGTGAACAGGTATCATTTAGTAAACTCGTCTCCTCCACAGGAATTTTCGTCGATGTACATATCACTCCGAACATACCCAAACCATCTTAGGACTGTGACAAACCCCTGGAATAACTCCTGGAGGCATCGGAGGTCCTTGGGGGTTAGGGTGCAGGGAGGGGATGGGTCCGGCCAGTTCGGGCCGATGGTTAAGTCGATTTGTGCTTGGAAGGTTACTGTTTCCATTCAAACCATGCCTTTCGATCTTTTAATCTGAGGGATAATACCGAGGAGTTTAGTCTCAATACTACTCCGTACTCCGGATCTATATATGGAATTTCACACCCTTGTTCCAGCCATCTTAATCCTAGCTTAACGGCTTGTTGAAAAGAGACTTCCATAGATATTGCTCCTTGGAGAGCAAAGGGAGTCAGGCGTTTCACCCGTCCTCCCTCAGTACTCTCCTCACACAGAGAGAGCCACGCTCCCTCTGTTGGTCCTCCCTCCCCATGAGGGATGGACCTAGACCTAGACCGGCTGGGCCTGATTGAACTTAATCTCATTCACCATCTGGGTCGGGTCCCGATAGTCCGCCTGGGTGGCGAGAAACACCTTAAACTCCGCAGGGGGGTTAAGAGTCTCAAACGTCTGGGCGTACTCCGAGAGGGTCTGACCTGCATCTTGGGTCACACCGGTTGCATCGGCCAACCGCCGGAGGTCCTTCAGATCCACTGGGTTCGAGGCCCAAAAGGACTTCCAGATCTTCCGTCCCGAGAATGCATCATCCCCAACCACCGTGAAGGAACCATTCAGGACCAGAACTGCCTTCCCTTGGTTCTTACCCTTCGAAGGGGTAATAGTCTTAGGGGTCAGTTTGTTGACCTGGAGGGTGTAGAATCCTTCGTTGATTGGTTTGAAGGTTGGGTCGATCTCCATGATGTTGATGTGTTCAAATTCCACTGCGGCTTCTTGAGCCGCGATAAGTCCGTCATTGACTGTCAATATGTTTCTCCTTGTGCCGAAGCATCGTAGCTCGGCACCCCCGGGCAAGCCGGGGTAGGTCGGTAGATACTTGGATCACCTCCTCAGCCAGCATTGAAGCTGGCACAAATTACTTGACTTGAAGTACCTGGGGTCGCAATCCCAAGTAATGTTACTGTTACTGCATCTGGATGAGCCCAATCCCACTCACGACCTTTGTTGTAAGGACAGCTAATAAACTCTGTGTAGGTCTCTCCACTTGGGCGCATCTGACGTGCCTCTTCTTCGGAGGTTGCGGCTACAACACAACTGTCATATGTGTCGTACCCACCGTTTGTATGTTGGGTTAATAGATATAAATTCATACTATCCTTCCTGAGCCATTGCAGGCATCCAATACTTCTCCCACAGACTGCAAAGATCCTCTCCCTCTCCCTGTCCCCAAGCCCGACAGATCTTGGTTTCCTGGGGGAAGAGTTCGAACCGGTCCTTCAAGGCTTCCACCCCATCCGTTCCAGTCACGAGGTACCGTCCCACCGAACGCTTCCCAGCCACAACCTCAGACTTGGCTTGGATGGTCCCACAGATCTGGAACATCGCTACTGCTTCGCGAGCCATCGCTCCAGGCAGATCGGGACCCTTCCATGTTACCCTCCCAGAGTCTTGGTCCTCAATGGACTTCTCCGTGGCAGTCACAATGATATGCTTCCGGTACTCAGGCTTTTCGTGGACCGTCATCGCGATGAGCTGACGGAAGATTTGGGAGGTCAATTCCCCCATGACCTGGTAGTCGCTTCGGGTTGGGACCCCAGCCGAGCGGGTAGGGGTGTTGTCCTTTGCGGGGTACCTCAGGGCCGCAGGCTTGACGTGCTGCTTCACAACCTCCGAGGCAGAATCTAGGACAATCCCCGCGAAGGATTTGTCATTCCGGAGGGACCCGAGGGCTTTGTTAAGGTCCGAGAGATCCTTGGGGTAGAACATCGGGATGTTTAGTTTGCGGATCGTGACGGCTCCACCACCCTCTGAGGCCTCTACGGGGATATACAGGACCCTTCGACCATCAAACTTCTGCGTCAACCGATCTAGGCTCCCCGCGAGGGAGGTCTTTCCCATCCCCGAGGCAGCCCACAGAAGCATCGCGAGCTTCGTGTTGGCTGAGACAATCTTCCCGGAGGATTGTATGTTCATCCCTGGGATGACAGGCATGGGTTGAGCAGGTATTACTTGTGCTATGTTTTGTTCTGTCATTGGGCTCCTTTTAGCTTGATCTTAAATCTTTTAGCAAATTTCTTTGTATTTTAATTTTCATTAGCTTTCCTTAATAATCTAATCCTTCATACCATTTATAATAAGTACACGAAAGACTAGTACATCTACTCATCCAATCCTCATGAGCTTCATCATGAGATAACCATTCTTCAGCTTGAATTTGCCCACCACATTTAGGGCAAGGCAAGGGTACACTTAGTTTCTTTCCGGTGAAAGGCATTAAGCATTCTCCACAATCTGGATTAAAAATTCCTTGAAGGTCATTCCCATCCCGGATTGAATCTTCCAGCACCCTGCATCAAGCCAAAGTTCTATACCAACATTGGTTTCGTTTAGCTTCCGTTCGATCTCATTAATAATCTCATCCGAGGTCATACTTCAATCTCCACTAACCCACGGTAATCCTCAACGTCCTGCATCCCAGGATCATCCTTGGTTGAGCCCCCGTAGAGATGGTTATTGTAAAATGGACAAGGCTTCTTCCATTGGACACACGCTTCAGTGTTCCATTCCTCACTCAGGAGCCCACCCTGCTCCATCTGGATCATCCTCTCCCCAACCTGGATTATGTCTTGAGTAGCCTTTGTTAGTTGCTCCTGGGTCCTGGTCACGATAATCCGGTAGTACTGTGGGGGCCGGGTGACTGGGTTCTCCTTCAGTCCCTGCAACTCCTGCCGATTTCCACACACTGGGCAAGAGTATCGTCCATCCCCAGTCGGCAGCCAGGTGTTAAACTCGTACGTATCCTGGCATTCCTTACATTTCCGTTTAGGGACGTACCTCTTCGGTTTCTCTAGGACATTCACCAAGATTCCTTGGACCTGGGAGGAAGGGTATACATCCTTGTAGGATCGGTTAATCTCTTCTTGGAGGGCAAGGGTTTGAAATGACGCTTGCATGTTCATCCCCCATTTGGTTATGAACAGCCCCAGGCTTATATCCGGTGATTTGGTCTTGTACTCATGCCCCCACCATCCCTCGGAGAGGGTGAACTCTAGGCCAGGTTGGCCGGAAGGGATAGTGGTTGGGGTCGGGACGTAAAAGAAAGCATCCAGCTTCGCGAGGCCTGTTAGCTCCCAGGCTTCCTTATAACAATCCTCACAGCAACTAGGGTCTCTTCGCTTTGGGTTGAGGGGCCAAGTTAAGGGTTGCTCACAAAGGATGAGCGGCCACTCCTCCTTTGGGTAAGCCTGGGTATATCCATACACTAGTTCGAGGGCCGTATCGTACGTCTCCTTGGTTGGAGTGTTGGCCTCCACGACCTCTGGGGGAATCCCCACTGTCCCTGTTTCTTGCCATATCCGTAGCCCCTCATGCACGAGGCTCCCTAGGCATAGTGCATCATCCCGCTGTCTCTGTGGCCACTTCGGTTGACGCTTATTTACATATTTCTCAAACCACTCCCCAGAGCAATTCTTCCACGCCCGCCATGCACTATAGTCGATTATCATCAAAACTCCGGTTCAGGGGCTGGGTTGGCTTGGGCAAGAACTTGATCGAGGTTCTGAGGAATGAATTGCACATTGTTAACTACCCCTGCATCCCCCCAATGTCTCAACCGATGGGGTTGGGCCTGAGGAGGAGCAAATGCTCCCTCCTGGAAGTACTCCCCAAACAACGACCGTTTCTTTGGTGGAACAACCCCGCCCTTCTGTCCATTCACTACCATCTCCCAATTAGCCTTGGCCACCTCCCAAGGGAGGATTGATTCAGAGAACCTTTTTCCCTGCATGGAGAAGTCCCCCGTCCGGGCAGCAATCACCGACCGGGTATCCACATGGCCATTGGACCCAAAGCTGCACCGCCCTGTTTCCTGGATGAGCGTCTCAAACACCCAGTAGAAGGTCAGGGCTGAGCAACACGCGAGGTGCCGACCGTGGTATCGTCCCAGCCATGCTTGGTATTGCTTGATCCCATCCTTAAGAGGGACCGGGTCCTTGGTTACTTGGGTCCATTCCTCGGGGTACTTCCCCCAGTGCTTCCCTGGGTCCCAGGCACCGCCTCCAGGACTGAGGATATTAACCTGAAACACATCCTCCCCAACCGCTGCTGCGAGGGATACCAACCCATCCTTCCGGGGGAGGGGGCCATCCCCAACCACCCCAAGTCCCACATAGATTGTTTCTTTCGCCACCTATTTTGTCTCCTTATCTTTCATCAACCAATACGCTATCATATGAAGTATCGACTGTTGGATATCCTGGACCGCCCCGGTATGGTTTGCGGGAACTATAAGATTAATATCCCCAATCCCTGCAAGCCTCCCCCCACCTTTCCCAGTGAGGGTGATAACCTTATTCATCCACCGACTCTCGAATGATCTCAGGTACCTAGCTACCACAATGAGATTTTCCGATTCCCCGGAGGTTGAGATCATTACTACAATATCCCCCGATCCAACTACCCGTCGGAGGCCTTGAAGGAAACAATTCTCAAATCCAAAATCATTCCCATACGTAGTGATAGCCGTCATGTCGGTGAAGGCCTGGGCTCTAACCCCTGCAAGCTGTAGGTCTGTGGCCATATGGGAGGCAAGAGCCCCTGAGCCACCATTCCCTACCAACCAAACAATCCCAGTACAATCCTTGATAGCTTGGGTGATCTGGAGGATGGTTTGTGGGTTCGTTGCTAGCAACCCTTCCTGCACCATCTCCTCATACTCCACCATCCACCCAATCATTCGTATCTCATCTTGTGGTGTCATCGGTTAGATTCCTT